CTTCATTTTACCTTTGCATTTGGATTATACAAAGGTCATTATACTTATCCTATGGTGGCGCAATTTTCAACTGGAATATTGGCGCACTTTTCAATTAGTATCTACAATCCTTGGCATCCTGTATCTGTTTTTTTGTAGGTTGCTTCATAACTTGTCGTCTCCTGCCGGATTATGTTCAACTTCATTATCTGTGACGGATGCTTGCCGGGATTTCAATTCATAAAGAAGGTCAGCCTGCTGCTCTTCCTTCTTTTCTTTTATAATCCTATCCCAGTCACGAGGATTACTGTACATCTGAATTTGCTCATTTGCAGTCTGCCGGGACAAGAACCCGTTTTGAACAGCAACTGCAAGATTTTGTACAAGTTCAGATTCATTTAGATGTATATACGGCTTTATCCAAGCATATACGTTCAAATTTTGCAAGTCGATAAGATTTTCGGTTTCCACCCCATAGCCATAAGTAAATATCTTCACCATATCATCAATGAGATGGTTGTACTCCTGCGCATCTTTCATGGCATTCTCAAAAGCAGGAGAATAAAGCAGCTTTATGGCTACACCTGGAAGGTCCCCGCTTCTTACTTCCGGTGGAATAACCGCAAAAGACTGTTCATAGATTAATTTGTATAAAGTGTCAAGCTGCTTGGTAAAAGCGGTGGAAACATCTTGCTTGTTAAGATAACCGGCTTCATCATCCGGTCCCATTGATATACACTTTATAGTGCCATCAATCCCGCCCTCTATATTAATACTATCTCCCTCTCCTTTGAAATACATAATCGGGAAGGCATAAGCTGTATTGTTTTGTGACAATTGCGAAAAAGCAAGTTCATATTGCTCTATGCTGTCTTGTGAAGGGGACCAACAAGCGCCGGCTTCATTTCTGTGATAAGCCACTGGAATAAATGTAAAGCCATGCTCCTGAGAAGATACAAGTTCGTATCCGCTTAATCCAAACAAGTTCTTTATCACTTGCTTTATTTTGCTATACGCACCTTTCCCTTTTCTAAAACGGCGAAGATATTTCTCATCCCAAACTTCAAGCCAGTCTGTAACTGTATTTCCATCATTGTCAAAATCGGAATAGGAACGAGCGAATAATGTAAGTTTTCCTGTAACATTATCGAAATGGGGATATAACGTATCTCCTTTCTCAAAAGAAAGGACTTTCCAATAGAAAATTCCTTTTCGGAGATAACCTACAAATGCTGTGTCCCCCGTTATCTTTACGGATTTTGCCGCTTCATACCATGCTATCTCCATGTCCTTTACAGCCCATCCGGTTCGAAACTTAAAAAATGTATCCTTTACTTTTTCATTTTCGGTATCCCCTTCCAACTCAAATTGAATGTCGTTTCCACAAAGATGAACCAGGTGTTTGATTGTTATAATCCTCTGAAACGCAAAAGCACATCTGATAACGGACTCTCTAAACCACTCTTTTGTTTCAGGGTCTTGTCTTAATCTGTCCGGATATACCAATGGGTCATTTATAGCATGTCCGGACGGCTCAAATTCCCTCAAAAAATCCATTTGAGTTATTATCTGATATGTCGGATTGTCTAAAGGCTCATTAACGGACAAGCTGCCAGATATAACCCCTACTGCTTGTTTGTATCCATTTGGCAATATTCTCCGAAACGGACGGCGTACCATAATCTGTCGTGTACTTATATTCTCCATAATCCTTTTGGTTTAGTGTGTTGTTTTCTTATATCAAAAATCTGTCTGTAAATCATAGCCTCTATAAAGTCGGGAGAATGGCCAACGTACTTTTTCATCACTTCCTTTTTAATTAAAGAGAAGCCTTTATCTGTGTCTGCATCCCGGATGGCTTTGCGTTCTTTCATCAGGATATTATAAAGTGTCATATCTGAATATCCGTTTCCTGAAAACTTACGCGACAACAAATCGGGGTTAATCGAAATTTCATCATTCTTAATCTTCTTAACGAGAATATCAGCGCATTGTGATTTCAAGGAAGAATAAATATATTTGATTGACTTTTCATCGGCCTTTGCCATCGGAATTGGAGCTGCCATATTATTAAACTTTACAGCATCGGGGAATTTCCCTTTAAAATCCTGTCCGGGGCCGTTCAAGTCAAAAACAAAGTCTTTCTCCAGGACTCCCCATTCTCTTAGCTTGTAAGCAACGCATTCTTCCGTGCGTTTAGAGTTGTCCCGGCTCACATATACGTCCTCGATATGGTTCCCAATCCAAAGCCATAGAACAAGATTGTCTCCGCCTTCATACGCAATATCACATGATACCCTGCGCTTATTATCTCCATATTGAGAAGAATTATTAAAGAATCGTTCCATGTGCTCCATCTTAAGAATATCATCACCGGCAGCCTTAAAGTTCCAATTACCTTCAAGGTCACGAGCACGCGATTCTTCATCCTGTTGGGCGAGATTAGCAAGATAGTTCGGATCGGAAGATATGAGAGCGATATTTTCTTCCAACTTTCCCTTGATAAAAGTTACAGTTTTTACAAAAGCCGATTTGTCGTATCCTTTTGCAACCAATCCGGGAGTTAGTAACGGGTCTATAATGTGCTTGCATTGTACATAAACTTCTTCTACGGAATCCCCCCAATAAATATCTTCAGGACGGTCTCCATCCATAAAACAATAGCGCACAATTCCATCTCTTTCCGGTATCGGGTTGCCGTTGCCGTCTATCCACCAATCTATAAACTTACGTACCCAACTATCCGGGTCTGGGTTACACGTTCCATAAAAACGGTTTCTTATGCCGTAAGCATTACGGTTGTTCGTTATAAGATATTTGAATTTATTATAATCGGAATGAGTTATCTCATCTATACCTATGAATGAAAACTCTTTCCCTTGAAAGCGCTTTACAAAATCTTCAAATGAATCCGCATAATAAGAAAACTTTAGAAATCCACCAGTGTAAAAATTCCAAGTCATATCCGAAATAGAACGGTTGTATTTGCCAAATTGGGAAAATAATTCATAGGACTTATTAACCATATTACTCAAGTCCTCTTTTTCGTTTCTCAAAATGACTGCTGCAAAATTGGGGTTTTGTATATCCTTAAGCACTTCCATGAGTAGAGCCCAACTTTTTCCGCCGCCTCGATTTCCACCAAATATAGTAATATCCGCCGGGGATGAAAGGAATTTCTCCTGGCATCCTTTTTGGGCGATTATATTCAGTGGATTTCCATACTCTCTTAATTTTTCCACCTGTGCGTAAGTAAGCACACCATTCCCACCCTTAGTATATACAATCTTGTCGTGTTCCATAAAAAAAATAAGCCGGCGTATGCAGTATAAATCCGCACACTCCGGCTTGAATCACAGCTCTATGAGTTATATATAATGCAAATATACGATTTATTATAAATTTTCTAATATTTTCCATTAAAAAATAAATATAAAGCATTGTATTTTAGAAAATATACTATATATTTGCAATACTAAATCATGTGATATGATAAAGATAGACGCTAAGCTGGATGAAAAACAGACCAGCGAAAAAGGAATTTTTGTAACATGTCCGGTGTGCGGACAAAAGTTAACCGATGTAAAAATAATACACGGTAGCGTATTGTTTAGAACTGTATGCCGAAGATGTCGTAATTTTATCAGCGTCAGAATAGAAGAATAGCAATTTTACATATGCAAGCCTAAGAGCTTATTGGTGCACAAAGCACTGATAGGCTCTTTTTTTTATAACACAAACTAAATAAAACACGATGGAGAAAGAACAAATCTTATCCGAACTGACGACCAGATTAGGACAAACCAGTCTTTCGTCACAGACATTAATGAAGTACATAGAATTGAATCCATTGGCAGAAGGAACAGAGCCTGATGACGCTTATTATAGCAAGGCAACATCCTTTCTTCAAGGGATGCAGGGACAGTACAATCACGATGTCGCAACACAAGTTGAGAGTTTTAAGAAAAACTACAAACCTCAACAGAGTTCTCCTGACTCAGGAGAAGGAGCAGGAGATAACGTCCTTGCCGACAAGCTAAAGGAAATGGAAAATGAGATTTTGCTTTTAAAGGAAGAGAGAGAGGCGGAGAAAAACGCCGCGTCAATCCATGACTTAAAAGTACAGTCTACGGACTTGTTGAAATCTCAAATTGAAAACGGGGGCAAAAATATCTGTAACGATGAAATCCTGAATATTGCCATATCTGACGTGAAAATCACCAAAGATATGGAAGTGGAAGAAATTGTCAGTTGCGCCAAACGCAATTATGAAAAAAGATACAAGGCTATTTTCGGAAATGGCGCTTCCCCAAGTATCAACCAATATGCAGAAACCGGAGAAGAACAGGCAAAAAGCCGCCGTGAAGCATTCAAAGACCGGCTAAGAGCGCAAGGAAAACTTCCTCGAAAACAATAAACACATTAAAACAGACAAAGAATGAGACAATTAGGAACTTTCAACACTATCAGTCAATCCCGGTCGGGATTTGGCGGAAATTTTCCTGTTTGGTCAAGAGTAAGAGAATTATATCAGGGTGGTGGTATGATTGATGTCGCCGGAATGGGATTAAAGCCTGGTGATATTATACATGCCGGCACAATGGTAAAATTCAATGGAGCAGGCAAACAGGTAGAGGTAATTACAGCAGATGGAGTGACTGGTGTAAAGGCGGTAGTGACGCTTACTATCACTGAAAAGGCATCCGGAAACGGGGATTTGTCTATTGTGTTAGGCGGGAAAAGTTATTCGGTTGCCGTAACAAGCGCATCAGAAAGTACCCCAGAACTGGTAGCTACCAAAATCGAAGGAGCAAAATCTTCTTTTGCAGAATGGGATGTAAAACGTAGCGGGGCTACTGTGACTTTTACGCAAAAAACCGCTGCGCAACTTTACGCATACATGTTTATTCCAGGAAATACCGGAGTAACGGGAGATATTGAGGAAACCGTCAAAGGAGTTCCCGCCGGCGGAAAGCTAACCGATGTCAACGGTCTTGTATTTGAAGACGTATGTATCCCTGAAGGCTGTATCCTTGCAACATGCGCTGTTGTACGCGCAGGCAGAATTTATGCAGACAGGGTGTTCGGTGGTGGCATTCCCAAATCGGTAGAAGCACAGCTGCCTATGATTGAATTTGTGCGTGAATCTGACGAATAAAGAAAGGAGAATAATATGTACACAAGAAACAAAGAATTTTACGACATTGTAGGGAAGGGTCTTGCAGCATTGGGATATACCGGGAATAAACCGCTGGAAGCATGGATTAATGACATGTTTGCCGAAAAATACAATGCGGAACAAACGTTCTCCCAAATGGGTTTCCCGTTAAATCCTAATATTCCTCTGAATCCCACATATGAGCAGATAGAAGCAACAGTCCGTGCATACACGCTGGCTACCTATGTGGATATTGACAGTGATGGCGCAACCAAATCTACAGACGGAATGTCCCTGCAAATGGGTGGATTGCCAACCTTCAAGCATGAGATTGTACTGAGCCGCAAAATCCTAAGAGAAAAAATGATGCTGATGGATGCCATCGGCAGTACCACTCCGGAAATTGAGTCTACAATAATGGAGCTTCTGTTTAATGGAGTGGACAGTTTACTTGGTGGTAACTACAATACATTCCTATACCAGCGAAATCAGGTTGTATCCAACAAAGGTAAGCTAATCATTGACGCAGCTAACAACCCGCTTGGTATTGCATTGACTATAGATTTCGGCGTGCCTAAAAAGAATATCAAGGATTCTATCTGGTATAAGAAGCCGGAAAGCGAAGCGGTGCAGGAAGAAGCTTTGGGTACTACAATAGACCCGATAAAAGTCATGAGGCAAGTCAGACGCGATTCCCAAGAAAAGGATTTTGCGCCTGCTGGTCACTGGGAATGCTCCAAGACGACCTTTGAGGATTTGATTAATCTTCCGTATTTCCGCCAAATGTACACAGTTGCGACACGCCCGGATATTTCCGATAAAGGCATGCAGTTGGCATTTGCCAATCTTGTCCCCGACGAAACAATCAAAGCCTTCATTGAAGCGCGTATCGGTGCCGAAATCAGAATTGTCGATGCAATATCCGTAGTGGAAAAATATGACAAATCTTCCAAAGCTATACAATACAAGAATTTGCAAAGCTTTGAAGAGGGAGTATTGGCATATGTTCCAAATGAAGACCTGGGTGATGTACAATGCGGACGTCCTATTTTCATGGAAACTCCGGGCGCCCGTACGGCATTGTATGACGGCGGCCGCACTCTGATACGTCAGGTATTCAATGATGAAACCATGACGCAGGTAATCAAATCAGAAGTGACCGGATTGGTTGTTCCTAATAAGGTTCGCTGGTTCTACTACTTGAACATTAAAGGTAAATAACCATGAAGGATTCTCAAAATACAATTATCGACACCACCATAGAGGAATACCTCCGTGGTTGTGTCGGTTCTGGAGTTACGGATAGTGCTATTTCCACCATACTGATTGACAGGGGAATTGCACCGGGGACGGATGTCAGCACGTTGGAAAAACGCCAGAAAGACTTGTGTCGGGCAGACCTTTATATGTGGTGCGCAAGTACACCGAGCGTAACTGGAAGCGTAGAGGATGCCAATGGTGTATGGAAGCACAAGGAGGGTGGTACACAAAGCTCTGCCTATGATAAACGTAACCTTCGGCAAATGGCAAATGACATATACGCATTGTATGGAGAGAACGTCCGTAAATCATCTGTCAGAATTGTCAATCTGGGTATGAACATGAATAAAAGGTATCCGCTATGAAAGTAAACAATCCACGCTTCCCGCATACATGCAAAGTGTATCGTATTTCCGGAGAAACATCTTTTGATGAGGGAAGCGAAACAGTGCTGTATGAAGGAGAATGTAACAAGTACAGTAGTTCCAGCTTAAGGACATTCACGAAAGACAACGTCATAAAAGTAGATTATGCCGTAGATATTCCCGGACTTGTAAAGGGGGTTGTTACAGGAGACATTGTGGATTTTGCCGACTTTGGAGCACCTTTTAAAGGATGTATAATAACCGATTGCTATCCTACGACAATGGGAACAACGTTATATTTCAATCAAGCTAAGGGTTAAGGTATGGAAGATAATGCTAAAGTCTTGGAAGAAGGCAAAAAAAAGATGAGAAATATCATTGATGAATATTTGCTGGATAGAATAACAGAAATCGGAATCAGACTTCTGCAAGACGGAGTAGTATCAGCCAAGTACCATAATGTAACCGGAAATACTCTAACTTCATTAGCTGTTGGAATTTATTATAGAGGTGGATTATCTCGTATAATTACCGCCGTCGTGACACAAGGATTAAAAAATCCCACCCGCCCCAAGCTTAGCAGAGGAGACGGTATTGGCGTGATAATGGTCCAAAGTTACGAAAGTGGTAAGTTTATTCCCATAAAAAAATACAACTTGGTTGACACCAACGGAGAGTACGGTTTAACCACTTCTGTAAATTTCCTCAAAGCATATAAAACTCCAAGTGACGGCATAGGATTAGTGATGTGTACAGGTACGGAATATTCTAACTACTTGGAGTCAAAGAAGGGGTTAAATGTATTGTCAGATACATTTGATTACGCGGAAAGCATTGCTAAAATGACCTTTAAACCAATGAAATGATATGGGGTACGAACAGGATTTTAAATACAAAGACGCGCTTAAATCATTGTTTGACGCAGCAAAGACAGTAAGTGAGAATGTGTTCACAAATGACCGTCCCGCTGCTGTGCCTAAGCAAATGGATAATTTCATTGTGGTGTCATTGCCCGGCTTGTTGTCTTCCATGACCTATGGCAGCGGATTTGGAAATATCCGTACCTATTGCACCATTGAAGTGTATGTCAGACAGAAAAAGGGAGGTGCGGAAGATTTGGAACAAATGGACACTATTGTAGGAGATTTTCTTTCCCTATTCCCCATCAGCGACAATTTCATAAGTGCCTCAAACCCCAAATTGACCTTGAAAGGAAATGACGGATTAGGGTTCAGCGCAACATTGATAAGGGCTGACCTTGTGATAAAGTAAACATAAAATAAAACGATTAAAACTATTTATTATGGCAATGAAAACAAAGCAGGAATTGAAAGATGTATTTAGCGGTCTTTCATCCATTATGTTAGTAAAGGGTGGCATTGCAAATTTCGCTACGGTAACTCCGGATTTTGATTTACCCGTTACTGTAGATACCCTTTCCTTGTCCCAAGCAGAACCGACATTAAACCGTACAAAGGTACACGGTCTGCAAGCGGATTGGGCTGTTACCAGTACAGCAGGAGATATTACTTTCGCTGCTACCGTTCCAAGTGTAAGCAAGGAATTGGTAGAATATTTTCTTGGGAAAACCACTGAAATAGCGCAAGCGACTATCAACAACCAGCAATTCAAGGGATTCTCTACTGTGCTAAACAGCAAGAAGCTGAACGTAGGATTTGCGCTTATAAGTGACGACGGAGAAAAATGTCTGCTTGTAAAAAGAATGGCCGTATACGCACGCCCCTTGTTTGAGAATGCGTCCACTACCCCATTCGCTTTTGCGCTCAGCGGAACTATTGAACTTGAAGATGGTGCTTCGTCCGGCTCCTCTTCCGAAGATAATATCGCTTTCTTGACAAAAAAAGCCGACTGACCGTAGCTCCAGCTTCCCTGTCTTTTACCAGCGCGGCAGATAATACAGGGAAAACCATTACCGCAACAACCAAGGAAAGCTCTGTCTCTGCTTCATCAACGGAAACATGGTGCAAAACCTCGGTTAGCGGGAAAGTGGTGACGGTCAAAGTCGACGAGAATAGCGGAGCAAAAAGGGCTGCTACGGTCAGCGTATTCACCGCCAATGAGTTCAGTGCGGTGGAAGTTACCCAGGACGGTTCTTTGATTTAAAAATATGGCGGTGTGCGTTATTGCCGCCGCCTTCTCCTTTTTCACACATTACAATAACACAGCATGAACGATAAAACAATAACCCAACCTACCACAGCAGAGCAGAAAACGCTTGACGACGTGCTGGAGAACAGCATAGATTATATTACGATAAGAGGAAAAAAGTTCGGTATAAAATGGCTGCACCGTGGAACAATACGAAAATTAACCCATGTCTTGCATTCCTGCAAAAGTGAGGATGAAGTTACTGCCAAATGTGCCTCTCTCATTATTCTGAATAATTGGTGGAAGATAAGACTTTTCCATTGGATATACTGGCGTATGCTATGGAAAAAATACACAGATGACGAATTGTACGGAATACTTTTTATAGGTAAAAAAAAAGTGGAATCTCAGAGACTGGAATACTTGAATGCTTTCACATTACTGACCGGAATGAGAGACACGATAATGACGATGACGAGAAAGGAAGCAGAACGTATCCTTCAAGAACTTCGGCAGGAGCAGCATTTGCAAACGGAGAAAAACATCCGGAACTGACACGACCGTTAATTCTTCTTTGGGGAATGATTAATATCCCTAATTGGTATATGGACTGGGTATTGACCTGTGCTCAATACGAACTTTTTATGTGTGACGCCCCGATTGTAGTGTATGACAAAGCAGACGCAGAACAAAAAACGCACACAGCCAAAGAAATGGAAGATTTAAAAAGGAAGTGGGAAGAAAAGAGAAAAGAGCAGGAAATGAAAGGACAAAGAATTTCCCTCAATGATTTTATGGTAAACGGCATTAACGCTATCAAAAAAGGCGCAAAACAATAATTAACATGGCAGACTTAGGTTCACTCAATTTCAGCGTTCACTTGAAAGACTGCACGGAGCAGGATTATGAACAGATAAAAAAGAAACTCGTTGAAAAGCAAGTCAAACTTAACACTAAATTGGGAGTTAAGGTAGACAGACAAATTATTAGAGAGTCGATAGATAATGCACTTAAAAGTAAGATATTCAAAGTCAATGTAGGGGTCAATAAAATTAACGTTCCCTCCGAAGTTAAAGCAAAACTGAAAATAGACGATGCTTCTCTTAGAGATAGTATATCCAGTGCTGTAAATAAGAAAAAATACAAAATAAACATAGTCGTAGATAAGGCTAAAGTCAGTGACGCCGTCAAACAGGCATTACAAAAAGCTGGATATAAATATAGCACAACAGCGAGCGATGTAAGACAGCAACGCATTCTTGACATTAAGGCAAAAATGGCAGAAAGGGCAGCGCTCGCCGAACAAAGACTCGCCAATGCTCGGATGCAGGCTGCAAAGGCTTCCGATACGCACAATGCGGCAATGAAGAGGACAAACACTACAATGTCTTCTCAATCACGGATAGCCGGAGAACTGAAAAATCAAATCGCCAATGTGTATTCCATATACACTTTAGAGCGTTTTGTAAGGGGATTATATACCATTGGCGGAGAGTTTCAGAAACAACGCATTGCCCTTACCTCCATTCTTGGAGACAGTATGAAGGCGGAAACCATATTCAATCGCATTAAGGATTTGGCGGTTGTCTCTCCGTTTCAGTTCAAAGAACTGGCTTCATACACCAAACAATTGTCCGCATACAGCATTCCGTATGAAGAGCTTTACGATACGACCAAACGACTTGCCGACATTTCCGCAGGTGTGGGTGTCGATATGGGACGTATCATATTGGCGTACGGGCAGGTGCGCAGTGCAGCTTTTCTCCGTGGGCAGGAATTGAGGCAGTTTACAGAAGCAGGTATTCCTTTGGTGGATGAATTGGCGAAACGGTTCACTAAACTTACGGGAGTGGTAACTTCTGCCGGAGACGTATTCGACAAAATCAGCCGGAAAGAAGTTAGTTTCGGAATGGTAAAAGATGTTCTTTGGGAGCTGACCGATGAAGGTGGGAAATTCTACAACATGCAGGAAGCTCTTGCAGAAAGCCTTGCAGGTAAATGGAGTAACTTGCAGGATGCATGGGACGTGATGATGGCTGACATTGCGGAAAGCAATAGCGGTGTGCTTTCGGATAGTTTGGAGATACTTACTAAACTTATGAAGCACTGGAAAGCAATGGCGGCTATACTTGGAACGCTCGTGGGGGCTTATGGATTTTACAAAACTGCTGTAATAGCTGTAAATGCAGCTCATAAAGCTACAATTGCAATAAACACGCTTACCAATATAATCAATATGACTAGAGCGATGCAAGGACTAACTGCCGTAACAAAAGCTCAAGCAGTAGCGCAAGGTATATTAAATGCAGTTACAGCAGCTAATCCTTGGATGGTATTAATTACTGTCTTTGGTGGATTAGTGGGACTTTATTTAACCTTAAGAGAAAAGACTAAAAGTGCGGCAGATACAATACGAGAATTTAATGTTCAGGTTCAAGAACAGAACGAAAAGATTTCGGAAGCAAAAAATAAGGCTAACAGCTATATATCCACAATGTTTGATACATCCAAAGCCGTGGATGCGAGACGAATGGCTTACGAAAAGCTTCAAGGGATATATCCTTCTATTTTTAAGAGCATGTCTTATGAACAAGCTTTGCTAAAAGGGCAAATCGAGCTATTAAATATGGCTAATAAGGAAGCAAGGGAGATTTCAAAAAAGAATGCAAGAACAAATTTAACAACAGCGTATCAAGACCTCCTTGAAGCAGAAAGGGGTGTTAAATATGCCGAGCTTTTTTCCGTAGCAAGTGATGGGCGTATCATGGACACTAAAATGCTGCGAGAAGCGAAAAATCAATTAGAGATTGCCCGCTCCATCGTAAAAGAAGCGAAAGAAGATTTTACGACTATTCTATCTGTCACTGACGATATAGATAAAAACATTAAATCAGCATGGTTTACTACAGCCAAAGAAATTGCTGGTGACATGAATAGTCTTATTCCCAAAGATGATGAAGCCTATGAAGAATACGCCAATCGTGTAAAGGAAGAAAGAGAAAATGCAGATAAAACGCTAAAAGGCTTTAAGAAAGGAAATCCTTATTCCGAAGAAACCGTTCGTAATGCCCAAAAGGTATTTGATGTCTCAAAAAAAATCATGGACACTCTTGGGATATTAGGCAAATCATCCAGAGGCGAAAAAGACCCTATTGCTGAACAATGGAAAGCCCGTACTGACCTCATAGACAAAGCCGTTTCCAGCTATGAGAAATGGAGAAAGATAGAAGGAGAAGAAGCCGCATCCCAAAGAGTAAAGGGCATTTCTGAATTTGCCCCTATCTTTGATAAGAACGGAATCAATTTGGACTTAAAAGACCCAAGCAGGGCTTACAAATACATCCAAGGGCAGTTAGACCGCAGTAAAGAGAAGCAAGAAGATTTATACATTTCTCTTGGCGTCAAGATTGACAAGGCGGGAATTGACAGTGCAAAGCAAGAAGTTGATAATGCCTTAAAGGAGATAGAAAGGTATATCTCTGAATCTGGGAAGAAATGGGATTTATACAAACAATTATTTGACATAACTGGAAGTAGAGAGCAATCTATGAGCATTGCTTTCGGCGGAGAGATTGGTTTCGATAGTTTAATAGATGAATTAAAGGCTAAGCTAAGAAAAAAAACTGGGGCTTATTCTGACATGCCGGTGGATATAGTGCTTGGATTGGATGAAAAGGCAATTAGAGAAAAGTTTGGAAAATCAGCAAATGAGATTTTATCTCTGCAAAAAGAAATCAATGATAAAATTCAAGAAAAGAATGATTTTAGCCTGATTGATGAACAAAAAACTATAATGGAGTTTGCCTCTATTGAGAAAAAAATAGAGGCGGTAAAAGGCAAATATCAAGAACTAATTGATTCTGCAACAACCCAAGAAGGGAAAGAGGCGTATACTCAAAAAATGAACAAAGAGATACAAGAGTTAAATGACGAATCAATCAAGTTATTACCTCTTTGGCAGAAGCTCTTCGGAGATACCACTAATATGGGATATAACAATCTTCGTAGGCTGGTGAATGAAGCTAAAAAGTTCTCTGAATCGGCGATTGAACAAAAAGACCCGATAACCGGCAAAAGCCAATTTGAGCTAACGGACAATGATAACAAAAAACACATTTTATCATTAGAAGAATATCTTCGGCTTCTAAAACAAATAGAGAAAACGCAAAACGAACTAAACTCTCAAAATCCATTTCAAGGAGTTATTGACGGGTTTCAAAAACTTAAAGCAGCAGAGGGTGAAGAGGAGAAGCAAGACGCCTTAAAGGTGATTGGTAGCAATGCTAATGCAGCCGCACAAATGATACAAGGTGTCACCGAAGCATGGGCGAATATGTTCAGCGCATTCGGTAATGACGATTTGGCTGATACTCTTGGACTTGTAGGAGAGTTAACCGGGGAATTGGGAAGTTTAGTAGAAGGGCTAACAAGTGGGAACCCCATACAAATGGCCTCCAGTGCTTTATCGTTTATACCTAATATTATCGGAAGCATTGCCAAAGCGCACGACAAGAAGCTTGACAAAGCAATTCAACGTTCGCAACTGGAAGTGAAAAAACTTTCCAATGACTATAAGAATCTTCAATCTGTCATAGAACGGCAATTGGGTGCTGTTACCCAAAGCCAATCCAAAGAGATGATTGCAAATCTTCAAAAGCAACAAGAAGAGGTGCAAAAGCAAATGGAGGCGGAACAAGACAAGAAAGATTCGGATGCTTCTAAAATAGAGGACTACAAGCAGCAGTATATCGAGTTAGGCGAGCAAATCAAGTATTTCTATGAAGATTTGGCAAGCGAACAATTCGGTATAGACTTAAAGGGATGGTCAGACCAAATATCAGAAGCGTTAGTCAATGCGTTCGCCAACGGAGAAGATGCAGCAAAGGCTTTTGATGATACGGTGGCTGATATAATGCGCAATGTCATAAAGGAGATGATTTCTCTGAATGTCATAAAACCTGCTATGGATAAGCTAAGAGATTATCTGTTTGGAGATAAAGGTATATTTACGGACAGTTCCGCTGGGGGTACAAATCTGACGGAACAAGAGGCAGCCGGACTAATGCAGCAACTTGGAAGCCTTCGAGGGACAATATCAGACTCAAAGAAAATATGGGATTATCTAAATGCTGCTGCAAAAAAAATGGGAATAAGCCTTGAAGAGACAAACGCTTCAAACACTCTTTCCAAAGGGATACAAGAAAACATTACAGAAGAAACCGCCAATATTTTAGCTTCTTACATAAACGGTATTCGTGCAGATGTAAGTGTAAAACGCGCTTTGCTTGAAAAGTGGGGAAACGAGATTCTTCCGAAATATAATGTTATAGCCGAACAACAACTTACTCAATTGAGGGCAATAGCCAATAATACGTTAAGAAGTGCCCAAAATACCGAAGCAAACGTTGCTTTAGTACAAGAAGTTAGAGATATGCTAAGTATAGTGATAGACAGAAGTGGAAGAAAAATTAAAATATAATACGTTATGAACGAAAAAGAATTAAGCAAAACATTACTGAACCAGGCTATTACGTTTGGTTTATGCCAACCGTGGCAACACGCATGGGGGAATCCTACCCAACAAGGATTGATTGACAAGTATTTGCACGGGATTGATTTCTGTATAAAGAAAGGATACCCTACCAACACTTTCATAAAGGAGCACTTCGACAAGGACATCCTTCACAGAAACAATATCTTTGTCGATGAGGATGTGCAAGCAAGGAACATGAAGCACATAGCCGTTCTGAACGGAAATTGTAAAGGTACTCTCCTATTTGATGGCTTTTCTGTATGTGATATTTACGTGCGCCATGACAGCGAAGTAACCATTGACTGTTCACAGTATTGCAAGGTATTCATTAACGTGTACGACCGGGCAAAAGTAAATGTTATCCAAAAGGATACAGCATCGGTATATGTTTACATTCATGGAGAAGATTGTATTGTGGAAACCGATGGGGATGTCATGCAAAGAAAAAGCCAGGCTTAATGTCTGGCTTTATTGTTTTACCTAAATAATAGTCAATTTATAAGCTTGCAAGCCACTTCTTGCCTTTTCGAGTATTCAGCCAAAGAGCAAATAAAAGGGCTAAAGCCCCAGAACCTCCTAAAACGATTAATAGACCTTCCATAATTACCTCCTTATCACTTTATAACCAATATAAGCAAATACTATTGTTGAAAAAGCTCCAATCAAAAGCAAAAGCCAATATAACTCATTGTTTGAACTTGTGAAAAATGACACAGCCCCACCTGCTACCATTGCAGCAAATGATGTTTTTGCCAAATCATAAAAGAACTTTCCAAGCGTCTCTCGGCTTATTTTCTCTTTTTCCTTGCCCTCTTTCTTAACTTCTTGCCTTTCACTCCAATTACCCATTTGTATTATATTAATGCACAAATATAGAAAGAACGAACGAAAGAACAAACAAATAAACAAATAAATATCCGATAAATCAGCTTTTTAACAAATCCGATTAATTATAATTCATATGCCACAAAACAAGAAAAGCGGAGAAACTCCGCTTAACTTGATGGCTATTTTTTTCTCATATATATAGGGAAATGGTATTCTTTACCAATTATATCATCTTCATAAAATTCAGCTTTTGCAGTAGTGCTTGTTATAGAAGATAATACAATTTTAGGATAGTCTGAATAATCATTGTAGCACTCTATTGTATTCCCATTTACTGTAAATTTTCCATTAAAAGAAATGACAGCTCCCAAATTAGGTGATAAAAGTAGTGATATAGTATTATTGGAAAAGTCTATTGAAATCCAATTATTATGCTCTTCTCTCGTATTCAAGTAGCTTGACCCTTCTCCATTTGTCACATACCACATTCCACTTGGAAGAAGCCCATCTCTATTGTCATCATCGTCTGAACACGCACTAAAAACAAGCACTGGCAACATTGCCAGTAAAAATAAAATCTTTTTCATTTTCTTATCAAATTAATTATCTTTAGGGACATTGAATATATTAAAATGAATAACCTACCGCTATTGACAATTGCGAATAATCAGCGTTTTCGATAAGCGCCCAATCCCTCTTTTGATATTTATACCCAAGTTCTACAAAAATATTTCCACTCATAACCGGGAAATCAACACCAAATGCGGGCTTAAGCATAAATCCTAAATCATTTTTATCTGCATAGTCTGAGCAAGGGATAAAAAATGTGTATCCTAAATCAAGAGACATATATGGAGATATACCTTCCCGGATAAAGTTAAACTTTCCATTCACAAATAATGGAACGTATAATGCGGTCTCTTTATAATCCTTATAATACTTATCCATAGTCGAGTTTAATCCAGCTTTCTCATACAAATGTTTACACCAAGATACACCCGTACCTACTCCCAACCTAAAGCTTTCATTAAACCTATATCCAGCAAGAAATTCTGCACCAAAAGACTGGTTTTTGTCATCATCAATACCTAAATCATATACAACCTTGATTTGCGGTTCAAACTTACTTTGTGCAAAGCACATAGCAGTTGTTAAAACGGCAACTAATATAAATAAAATCTTTTTCATTGTTATATATTATTTTTGTTCCATCTCAATTTCAATATATGTGTTATCCCATTTACATGCTTTTTGGGTTCCTAAATCAATTCCCCATGCAATCACATTCAAAAGATTTATACAAGAAATAGGATTAAATCTTGCTTCCAGTAAAAACGGCGTTGATTTATAACCCTCTTTTTTAGCAATTAATTCTTTCGAGGATAACTTTTTTCTTATTCGCGCGGTTGCTTCACCGCTTTCGTCAATTGTTGCAATTTTTCTGCCATTATCATAAATTTTAGTGCCCTCCATCCCTGAAAACGTAATTGTTTGCTTTGCAGGTGTAAAAATTGAAGCACAAGAACTCATAGAAAAAACAACAATTAGACTCAATAAAACTTTTTTCATAATAGCATTGAATATGTTAATTAATGTGCGGCAAAGTTAACAACTTTGTATTGGAGAGCAATATATTATATACAGTTTTTTCACCTTTTTTGTTATATGTTATAAAGCATGTTTGGATATTACTACGCTCTCCCTTTTGGATATATAGTCAATTTTCTATATATTTACATAAAAAACTTAGAAAATAAACGAAAGCAATTGATTTTATAATAAGAAGTTTGCATCTTCAAAGATTATGTATATCTTTGTGGTGCTACAAGATGGTAGTTGTATCTACTCCGTTGGGCAAGCGGTTAATTTGCTCATATTATATATGGGTATTTTTTATGCCCATACTTTAGGATATTGGCGGTTGTCTATACGTAAGATAATGTCGCTCTTCGGAGTACACGACCATCTTGTAGCAGCGTATATGGCGACCGCTTTTTGTTTGCCTATAATCATCTTTAAATGCTACAAGATGGATGATTTAGTATTTCAAAACAGCAACGGCAACGATGTTACCACTTCTTTAATCGTTGCACAGGTATTCGGAAAGGAACACAAGAATGTATTGAGAGATATTGAAAGCCTCTCATGTTCAGAAGATTTTAATCGGCTCAATTTTGAGCGCATCACTTACAAGGATGCAAGAAATCGGGAACAGACAGCTTACGAAATGACCAAAGACGGTTTCAGTTTCCTTGTCATGGGCTACACAGGTGCAAAAGCTGGCGAGTTCAAAGAAAGGTTCATCAATGAGTTCAATAAACGGGAAGCATTGCTCAAAAATGACGATTACATCTTGATGCGCTCCCAACAAATTTTGCAAAAACGCGTAGAAATTGCAGAGCAGAAAATTAAGCAGCTTGAAGATAAAACCGCCAAACAAGAACCTTATGTTTCATTTGCAAAGACAGCTTTCAAAGCAGAGGGCAAAGTAGACATAGGTCAAGCCGCAAAGATACTCAATCTCGGTTTTGGGAGGAACACCCTTTTCGGGAAGCTAAGGGATGCGGGCATATTCTTCAAAGACAGGAACGAACCGAAACAAAAGTATATTGACGCAGGCTACTTTGAAATGACGCTGTTGCCGCCAATACGCAGAGACAACCACCCTGACATATTATGCCAAAAGGTGTTTTGCAAACCAAAAGGTCTTGCTTATATCAACCATCTATTTGGCGGAAAGCCTTCTGACAGAAAGATTTCGCCTATAAAATAGTATAGCACAACAACACATATTTGCGTAGTATTTAGTAAATTTGCAGAAAACGAGTAGGTTATGGAACGGATTAAATTAACAAAGGAAGAGAAACAAGCATTCCGGATTGTTGCGGAGTTTGGCGGGAAATGCCCGGCAACATATCCACAGCATGTATTTACTGCTTCCATCCGTTCCATTGAAAGAAAAGGATTGGTGAAGGCTAATTATGTAGTTGGCGGTCATGTATGGAATGTCAAACTCACCGAAGAGGGTAAGCACTATCTTGCCGTTAACCCCAACTTACACAATCCTATCAATTGGAATTTGATATTTGCCATTGCAGGTGTACTTATATCTATCATAGCCTTATTCGTTAGCTGCATGAAGAAATACTAATCACGCTATTTTAATCATCCGGCAGTCGGTTCCAATGCCCGACAGCTATAACTATACCCAAAAATATATTGCCACGTAAACAAGCATAGATGCACGTTGAGGTTTCGACCAACGTTCACGTTATGATACCCCGCCAGTAATACGGCTGGCGGGCAGGTGGCAGGAATAACGACTAAACAAATATTCATCATGGAAGAAAAGATATATAACTTGCAGAAAGAGAACAAGCTCCTCAAACTTCAATTATTGCGCCTATCCGAAGATATTGAACTGATGTATGAAAAGATGGAAGAACTTGAAAAGAAACTCAAAGAGAAGCGGGTAAAGAACCCCTACATGAAAATCGTGTCACCCGAAAGGTAGTATTCATTGCAAATATAATGTAAGCCGGATAACTATATCAATTTTCTAACCTTTTACTTGATTATTTAGAAAATACACCATATATTTGCAGTATTGATATAACAAGCCAAAGAGCTGATTAACGGGCATGCCGTTGATTGGCTCTTTTTGTTTTTACAACACAAACTCAAAATAACACATGGCAAAGCCTTACAGTATCTATTTTCAGAAAAGTAAGCTGGGGAGTCCTGTTATTGACACCAAATCCCAATGGGGGATTGTGTGCAAGGACTTCCCTTTTACTGTATATGGAGATATTAAGGATTTGCCCAAAAGGGACTGGATAGACCAAGACGGAGAAGACACCTTTTTCCCCGAAGAACTCTACGTGCAAGCCTATGATATAGAAATAGAGTTTGCCTATAAAGGTGATATGGGAACAGCCAATGAAAAAATTGTCGCCTTCCTGGACTATCTGATAGGAAAAGACGGTTACGGAACAGAGTTAAAGGTTTATGACACCTATACCCAAATAGGCAGGCAGGGGGTTTATTTTAAATCTATAAAATCCGACCTTTTTGTCCGCAAGACAGATGAGGGAGATGTCGTAACTTTCAACATTACATTTCGGGTAACCGACCCTAAAACACAAATTATTCTTACGGCATAATGGGACGGTTTATAATATACAGCAAAGACGGGCAGACGCAACGATGTGTCGCTAACAAGTTAGAGTATAACGGAGAGTTCATGGGAGCTTGTTCCGTTAACATTACCGTTACGTCCCCCACTCCGATTGATTTTACAGTCGGGGACTATCTGATATACCGCGGAGAAAGATTTGAAATAAACTACGACCCTACTGAATTGAAGCAAGCCTCCAAAAATACATACGGAGAGGCTTTCAAATATGAGAACGTAGTTTTCAACTCTCTTGCAGATGAACTGACAAGATGCGAATTCCTGGACTATGTAAAAGAGGATAACTTAATTCACTACTCTTCCCTACCTACATTCAGTTTTTACGCTGAAAGCATAAATGCTCTCGCAGAAAGAATACAGGTGAACCTTGACCGTATCTATAAAGGAGAGCAAAAATGGACGGTTACAGTACATCCCGAATATGTTAATGAGGCTAACAAATCCATATCAATAAGCAGTATAAACGTTTGGGACGCACTCGCTTTGGTAAATAGCGAGTTTAAGGCAAACTTTATCATAAGGGGACGAACGATAACAATAGGTACTGCCGGAATTGCAGTAGGAAACATGTTCGGGTATGGAAAGGGGAAAGGGCTGTACTCCATACAAAAAACCGCAGATTCATCACAGAAGATAATTACCCGCCTAAGGGCATATGGTGGTACCAAAAACTTGCCTTACAACTATTATACAACATATGGAAGTCCTATTGTCGAAGCTCCCATCGAGGATGTATCTTACGGATATGACCCTAATACACATTTGATAGACGGTGCTGTTGTGACTCTTCCTTTTTATATGAAATTCCTATCTGACACAGCATTGTATGATGTGACAATCAATGGGCATTCTTATAAAATGGAAAGAGGCAGCTTTCTTGGGAAATGCTACGTTTTGTTGAATAGCGAAGCCGACAAGGACAACGTCCGCATAGGCGCAAAGATGCGGATAGAAAAAGGCATTGAGACGGACAATGTTCCAAGAAAGTACAAAAGACCTTCCGGAGCATTAGTCCCCAATAATATGGCTGTTAAAAACTTGATGCTTCCTGATTTTCCGGAAAAGACACTTGACCCATACCTTGATAGTAAAAACATAGATATTATCGGAGTTCGGGAAGGTTCGGTTTTCTTTGACGGGAGCGATACTTCTTTACCGGAAATATATCCGTCTATGGAAGGAATGACGGCACAGCAGTTGAAAGACGCGGGAATAATCGTAAATGCTACCGGAGCGTTGGATGAAATCGCTTCCGATTCTGTGAATAAGGATAATACGCCAATCGCGGATGATGGTTACTTTGAAGAAGGGGAAACCATCCCACCGTTCAAAATATATCTCAAAGACATTGGATTTGACATAAACGATTATCTAACAGGGGAAACCGCCACCATATCCATGAAAAGCGGAATGTGTGGTGGACGTGAATTTGAAATACTTGGAGATGCAGACAAGCCCGTAAAACAGGGTAATATGTGGGTCTTGACATGCAACAGAGTCTATGATGAAGGTTTGAATCTTTATTTCCCATATAAGGATTTTACTATCAAAGCCGGAGATAAATTTGTGCTTTTGGGCATTGATATGCCGGATGTGTATATAAAAGCTGCTTCCCAAAGATTGCTAACAGCTTCCAAAGAATATCTTGCAAAAAATGATTATGTAAGATATACTTACGAGCCTAAAGTAGACGAAATATTTATGGCGCGTCACCCGGAACTGCATGACAGTATAAAGGAAGGTGATTTAATGTTGTTCGAGGATGAAGACCTAAACATCAATGGGAGCATTATCATTGACAGCCTTACGATAAAAGAAGGAGATGGACTTATTCCAACGTATGATATTACCCTTCGCAATGACAAAGCGGTAGGAACTTTAGAAAAGATACAGAATCAGATAGATTCAATAGTAGGCGGGCAAGGCGGTGGAGGATTAACTACCCAACAAGTGGAATCAATCATTAAAGCCTTTGGAGAAAAGCTGTTTTTGAATAAAACCAAACCTGACCAAACCAGCTATTTAATAAAGTTCTTAGGCGGATTATTTTCAGACTACATCCAGTCCATGAACTTTTCTTCCGGTGCTCTCGGCGAAGGCTTTGTTATTAAAGTAGACAGCAAGACGGGTAAATCCTACATTGAAGTGGACGAACTCTTTGTGCGTATCAAAGCGATGTTCTCCGAACTGGAGATAAAGAAACTCTCTTATGCAGGCGGGAACTACATGTTCACCGCTGCCGGAATGAAATGCGGAAAGGTTGAGGAACACGAGGATTTTTGGCGGTGCTATCTGCTGGTTGATGATGGGGAGACGGCTATCGAGAACCCGTTCAAGGAAGGCGACCAGATACGTTTTCAAGACTTCAATATCAAGCCGGGTGTCTACGAGAATGTATCCAACCGTTACTATTGGCGCCTATGCGTAGGTGTTGGCGAGGACTACATAGACCTTAGCAAGACGGACTGTGATGCAAACAGCGACATACCGCAGGAAGGTGATAGTCTTGTACAACTCGGAAACAGAACAGACAAGAAGCGTCAGAACGCAATCACCTTGTCCGTATATGGCGATGATGCACCGAGTATCCACCAGTATGCAGGAATAAATTCTTATTCTTTAGCAGGTAAGGAAGTGACGGTTATCAGTCCGCAAGGCAACAAGTTCATGGGAGACTTTATCTTGAAAACGGGAATAAACATTATGACCCAATTCAAGATACTGGAAGATTTGATTTACTCTGAAATCTCCAAAGTGCTTGACGAGGTGCAGGCAAAGGATAATTATCTGTACAATGCATCATTTGCAAGCAATACGAACGGTTGGGAGACAAAGAACGATGTTCGCTTCTTTACTGTAAACGGAAAATTCTTATTAGTGAATGGGGAGTTCTATTCCCGTAAGGACGCTATGGCTGCCATTATCAGAGATGGGGATAGAAACGTGCTTCGTATCCTTTCTTCCGGAATTAAACAGTCAAATGCTGATTTAGCCAATAAGCCTACCTATGAGGAAGGGGAAGAACCGAAGAAGTTCTTTATCTCTTTCCGGTATAAGGTAGCTACAGCCGGAACGCTGACAATAGGATTTTCCGGTCAGAACCTGCATTTCACCGAACGTCTTGAACCAGGTGAGGAATACGCAATGAAGGAGTATTCCGGCACATGGGACGGAACGGGCGACTTTGAATTGAAGTTTACGGGGGATATATACATACATTCGCTGGCATTGACCGATAATGCCTACGAGGATATGATAACAAAGTTCGAGACCCAGCTAAGCCAAACCAATGAAAAGATTGAAGCTGTGGCAAAAAGAACATCCAATCTTGAAAGCAAAAGCGCGGGATGGTTAACCACTGCGGATGGTGTCAAGATTTGGGCTGCTGCGGAGTTCAATGACAAAGGCGGAAAAGGTAATACTAAAGTGTCATCTCTGTTTAATGTGTCGGCGGAAAGTATAACGTTAAAGTCGCAACATATTAAGTTGGAAGGCATAATTACCGCCAATGGAAATATCAAGATACACGAAGATGGCTCTATCGAATGTCATAATGGCTCTTTTACGGGAGATATAACAGCAGATAGCGGGTATATCGGTGCATTCAAAATAACCGACAGAGGACTTGAAAACGAAAAGGAAAATCCGACTGCGACATTGAGGATAGGCAAGAATGGTGGAAAATTTTTTGAAGTGAATGTCTCTTCCGGGGCAATGTGCGGTATTCGTGGAGATGGGATTACGGCACTTAGTCTGAGTGCCTACGGTGACCATTCAATCGGTGTAAGAGTAATGGCTCAGGCTGGATATGATACTTGTGCGATAGAAGCATTGGGCAATGTAGAATTAAATGCCAGGAGCGGTGAATCGGTAAGGATAAGCAGATTACGGGCTTCCGGATTTGCTGCGGGTGTCCGCAATTTAGGCAGCAGTATGATGTCTGCCCCACCGAGCTATACGGTCAGTGATACCGATGACATTATCATATATGGAGGACCGGATCTAAGTTTTGACCCTACCCTGTTTCTTCCAAGTTCGGCTGTTACGGGTCGGATTGTATATTTGAAGAACCAGTTGAACCGCAATGTTTCAGTGAAAGGCCCTCTGATGAATGCCAATAACAGAGGCACAACGAACGCTTCTTCAATCAATCAAATATCCTGCTTTTTCGTTTTTGACGGTAGTCATTGGATTCATTTTTACTGTGGATAATATAAATAATTATAGCTCATGAAAAAGATAAATTTTAAACAATTACTGATTGCTACGGATATTACCCGTAAGCATTGTGAAAATATAGACTGTAGAGAGAATTTTGCAAATGTATTATACCGAAACGGTAACGGTATCGCATCGCATGCACTCGCTTTGAAGATATACAACTCCAATGAAGAGACAGAGTATACCGATGAAGAAGTATCCTTGATACAAGAGCATGCAAATGCTTTTTGCAAACCTTTCTTTATTGACGCGCTCAATCGTGCTATCAACAATCAACCGGAAGAAGTAACCGATAAACAGGAATAATTATGGCTTGGACAGAACAGGATTATCAAGAAATAGTTGCCCGCCTTATGGCTAACTCCATAGGAGTTAATGAAGTACCGAATGCGGACAAAGCGGATGATGTAACGTCATTGCCTGCATTTAAACCTTCAGGAAGCGACAGTGAAGCTTCTGTGGTCAATTATCCTTTAGAATTTTTGAAAGGAGAACAAGGCGAGCCAGGTATACAAGGAGAACCTGGGAAGTCATTTAAGGTAGCTGGTGAATACGCCACCCTTGAAGCCTTGAAATCCGCTGTTCCCGATGGTTCGGCAGTTGACGGGTTCATGGCTGTAGGTACGGAAGCCCCTTATGATTACTACGCATGGGTGAACGGTGAATGGGTAAGCCAGGGGAAGATAGCGGGAGGAAATGTTATTGTTCTGCCGAGAGAAATACTTGACTTGACAGGTCGTTCCTCCTCGGAAGAGATATTTGCTACATTTGGCGGTATAGATAAATACAAGGATTTGCTTGAAAAATTGAGCGCAAATAATTACTTGGTACAGATTGGAGAACCGTCATTAGGCTCACTAAGACATATCTATACTCTTGTAGAATATTCTGTCAAATTCGCTTCAAACAAACAATCGGGAGCGTTATCTTTAAATATCTACAACGAAGACCGGCAGTTAAGAAGATTACATTTCTATTTGGAGGATAACGGCACTACAGCCCGTTGTGGGGAGGCAAATACTTTCCAACTCGTCAAAGACTCCGACGTCCTCACCAAGACCAACACTTCATCATTCACCCCTACGGGCGATTACCAGCCTGCAACGAAGAAGTATGTGGATGATATTGCTTATGGTAAAGTTATCGTTGTTTCTGATGTTTCTAAATTTTTATATAGTGTAAATCTTAATGGAACTGATGCCGAACAACGAATAGTTGATTTATTTGGCAGTATTGATAATTTTAAGAATGTTGTAGCTGATATTTTAGCTAATCATACAAGATATTATTTTCACATTAATAATAATCCCAATAATAATTGTATAGAATTAGGTTGCGTAAATGCTTGGAGGGCAAATGATAGTACGTCTTACGAACTACATTTTATTATTACTTATTTTGGAAATAATCCTGTTAAGATGTTTACCAATCGTATTTCTATTATCTCAAATGATGATAATAGAGAAAGTAAAGTAATTATTGCTTCTCTTGTTAATAGTGATAACATTAATACTCTTACTAAGAAAACCTCCGCTGAATATAAAGCTATTGGTTCTAAAGATAATGAAACAATGTATGCTATAACAGATGCTTGATGTGAGAGATAAGAATTTAGAGCGGAAATATAAACCCTGATATTAAAAAATGGAGATAGTTAGATATGGTTAAAATTGAAACTACACCTATTAGTAATCTTGCTGTTGGAAATAAAAATATTGATTTGCTTAATATCGGTAATAAGATTGTTTATGCTGGCTATCCTTATCCTTGTGTTGGTGAGTATAATTTTAATCCTATTACTCTTCAACAATATATTGATTTGCCTTATGTTGGAGACCCTGAAAATTATACAAGTAACCTATACTTTTCAAAATATATAGAAAGTTTTGAATATAGAATTGTAGCAAGTGGAATAGATAGCGGTTTTAAAGTTTGTGCTCTTAATGAACAAGTATCTCCTGGTGTTTATGGTCTTGTTATTAATAATGGTAATTATGCTACTCTAATTGGTATGTGTAATCCTCGTTATGTTTTTAACGAAATGAATATAACGTGTCTTACTGAATTTAAAATTGATGGTAAATTATACAGCTATAATATAAGAAACTAATTATAAGAATTGAATTTAACTTATTTGATTATGAGAGTAAAAGTATTTTATGAAAACTGGCTCGCCAAAATGATTTTGTTTGGTAACTACACAACGATAATGTTCTTCGGCTTTATCTTATCCAAGCTGAAAGAGATAACCGCCGAGACAGAACGCCATGAACGAACACATCAGAAACAGTTCTTCGAGTGCATGGAGATAGCGGCTATCCCGTCCGTATTGCTGGCGTTCCATGGCAGTGTATGGTGGTTGTTACTTATCCCGCTATTCTACTACATTTTGTATTTGACAGAATGGTTTGTGAGCTTCGTGTACCACCTGTTTACAGATAGCAGGATAGGTGACGGCAAAGTGAACGCCAACGCCTATCGAGCGAGCGCATTTGAGATGGAAGCCAAACTGAACCAAGACAATCCGAACTATCTGAAAGAGCGGAAGTGGGGAGCGTGGTTCCATTATTACGGCAAGATATAAAAATCCCGTCCTACTCTCACGAGCAAAACGGAATGACAGTAGTTAGCTTATTTGATAAGAGACACAAAGATAGGAATAATTGACAAATAACGATAAGATGAGTACAGAAGTTGTAAATGCAGCCCTTCAAACAAGTAAGGGGATTAGTGATTTCGGAATGATGGCTATAACCGCAGGTTTTTTCCTTGTGTTATCAGCCTTGTTGATGGTGGCGTGTTTCCGTTGGTTTATGAATATGGTAAACCAGCTTATGACATCACAGAAAGAGATAAACCAAGACTATAAGGACACCATGAGGCAGCTATTGGAAGAAACCCGTGCGCAGAACGAGCGATTGAACGTGCTATCGGAAAGTCTAATGCCCGAAACTCAGCTGCGTATAAAAACGCTAAGCAATGTATTCTTCGACCTTTCCGTTGAGAAGGTGTGCCGCATTATTAAGAAAGTACGTGAAGAAAACCATATATCAGACAAGGAAGCTACTGCAAGAAAGATACGTACATTGCTTACAAACATACACGAGGACAGAAATTCAAAACTTGACTGCTTTTCGTATCGTGGGAACAGGCTTTCGGAATACACGGAAAAGAAATGGATAGAACAGGTTGCTAAAGCCGTTGAAGCGGAGATTTACAATGAAAACGGAGCGAACAACGGCAGGGCATACACGAATGTAGAGTCGGTCTATGCGAATATAAGATTAGAATTTTATCACAATTTGAATGAAAGATAAGGAGTAACAAAATGAAAAAGAAACTGATTATCGCAGCGATTGTTATCGCTATTATCGTGGGAGTTATGCTGTACATGCACTACGCCCCGTTTTGGGTGAACCTGACTACTGTTGTATCATTCGGTGTCGGTGTTGTTGCCGGATGGGTGGCTCGTTTAGTTTATGACAAATATTTCAAGGAGGACGCGCAGAATGAAAGTATTGATTGACAACGGACACGGAAGTAACACTCCGGGCAAGTGTTCACCGGACGGAAGATTGAAAGAGTATGCGTATGCCCGTGAGATTGCCATACGTTTGGAAGCCGAATTGCGCAAACAAGGTGTTGACGCAGAACGTATCGTCAAAGAGGAAATAGACGTTCCCTTATCGGAGCGTTGCCGTAGGGCGAACGAATACAAGGCAAGTAACACAATCCTCGTATCTATCCACTGTAATGCAGCGGGAAGCGGCTCTGAATGGATGCAGGCACGTGGTTGGGAAGCGTGGACTTCGACAGGTCAGACGAAAGCCGATAAATTAGCTGATAGCTTATATGTGGCAGCCGAACGACTTTTGCCGGGTATGAAGATACGCAAGGATATGACGGATGGCGACCCTGATAAGGAAAGCGGGTTCTACATCTTGAAGCACACGAAGTGCCCGGCAGTCCTTACAGAGAACCTATTCCAAGACAATAAGGAAGATGTTGATTTCCTATTATCGGAAGAGGGCAAACGGGCAATAGTGGACTTGCATGTGCAGGGAATTGTGAACTATTTGAATAACTCTAAAAAGTAAACATCATGGCAGCAGAAGTTTTATCATTTCAAAAAGAAGAAGGCAAAACAGCGTATTACGCAACGTTTGTCAGTGACGGTAATCCCGTTACCATACAGATAAAGAACAAGGGCGGAATGGTGACTGTATTTGCCAATATTGAAGGCATGAATCCTATCCCGCTTTCCCCAAATGCCAATCAAGCCTTAGGTCCTTCCAATGTGATATTTCGTCTTATTGGCATAGCAGCAGGTATGGAAATTACAATAAGAAGTGCTACGAAAGTGTCAGAAGCCAAAATGATTAAAGAGGGATAGCCTATGAAACCAATCACTACCCCTCACATCAGCATTCCTATAATCGGCATTCCCGTAATCAGCATACTTACCATAGGGTTTCCCGGTGCTGGCGGGAATAAGCCGCATCCATTTCCTGACGGAGGGGCTTTATTATTAGCCAATGACGCTCCATTGTTGTTGACTAACGGAAAGCCGATATTGCTTACAAGTAAAAATAAATAGTAGTATGGAAGAGAAAACAGAAAAAGGACAACAAATTGGACAACTCCCCAAAAGAGACGTTTTGACGGGTAATGAGCAGTTTCCATTTCAAGAAGACAGAGAAAACGGTTCTACTACTCCTAACGCCCTAAAGAGTTTTATCGGTTCCGGTCTTGCGGACGACGAAGACCTTGTGTCTGTAGACAAAGGGGAAAACTTAAGTGTTTTAAAATTTGCAGACCGTGCTTATAATCCTGACAGATTCAGCGGCAAGGGGTATAAGATATTGCGTAGGAATATTGTTGGTGGAAAGAATATTCTTACCCAGGAAATGATAAATCAGCCTGATACTATATACGAAATCAGGTATGATTTTGATTTGGATGGCGCTGAGATAAGCATTCCTGAAGGGTGTATTCTAAAATTTAATGGGGGGCGTTTTTTAAATGCGTTGAATATCAAAGGGGATGTAGAAAACAAATACTTAATGCCGGAATGGTTTGGCGCGTCCAACGACGGTAAAACAGACAGCTCTGATGCATTTAATGCAATCGTGCGGATATGTCGCAGTATAAGATGTTCCAATAAGAAGACTTATCTGTTTACCAAAGACATAGATGCAAAGATTTTGAATGAATTGTCGATTGACATGAATATGTCTTCTTTCATAGATTTCCATATTGTCATAAACATGAATGATGGAATAAATGATTGGAGAACGGCATACTCTTCTATCGGGCTTTCAATCAAAGAAGGTTTTATCATGTCTAAAGGCAGCGATACGAAATACCGTAATTGGCAAATTCCTGTCATAATCAGTGGGGCTCCTGTACGTTTGGACAATATTAGTATAAGGCGGGCTCCTTATATACTGGCATTGGCTGATAGATATATTGATGTTATGCGTTGGCATAATGTCATTTATTATTCATGGGAGGACACCTATTCAGATGTAACATACCGGCTTGATGCTATAAATGTGGTGTTAAGGGATGGTACTATATCCAAAATGAATGAGGGACAGGAGTTAGCGGGAGATGCTTGGATATTTAATTCGGTAAATGAATTCAGAGGATATAACGAAAAAAGGACTTTTGATTATAAGTTAGGTACATTCAGAGGAGGAATGTATACTAACTTCATTAATTGCATACAAAGCAATATAGCATTAACTCAAAAAATCAAAGCTAATTTTACCGGCTGTCACTGGGAAGCCAGCGGAGTTACAATTGAAGGTGGTGGAGGTCTCATTCAAGCCAACTTTATAGGCTGTTATTTTTATATGAATAGCAGGATATTAAGTGAAAATCAAGGTGTAACATATATTGGTTGTTATTTTAGAGGGTTATGGGATAAAGCCGGAGATATGACAATGCCTGAGTTTTTGAATAATACTGATATTGTAGATATGAATTGCGTATTTCTCAACTGTAGAATAGGGGGAACATTGGTTGATACAAATTGGTACAAAGCCTGTTATTATAATTATAATAGAACGACTTCATTAGGTATGCGCCAGTATGTTATAGATGCTTTTAACAAAAAAAATATTGAATTAAAGGATATCGGTAACATTATTAATAATCGGGAGAATGGAAATTATAAATATACAATATATCTGTTGTGTGGAGAAAATATACCTATTGCCAAACGTGCGTTTAATATAGATATTACCGATAGTGATAAAGAGAAAACACCATATTTCTATATAAACCCTGGTAAGAACTATGGGTTTGAGGTATACAGAGAGTCACCTAACGGGAAAAAAGAAGTTGTTGTTGGATTCAGTTCGGTTAATGACGTTGAAACCTTATCGTTTCAGGATTTTTCAGACTGTGCGCTAATCGGTGAACATGATTCTACCTGGTCAACAATGAAGACATCGGTATTGCTGTGGAAACCAGTAAAGGACGACATACCGGACAAAACTTTATACCCGCATTTTTTTTACAATCAGGGAGTCTTGATGTCAACGAATGGGAATTTAAAAAGTCCGTTTCTTGATTTTTTCGCAATTCCATGTTTAAATGTAGGAATTACTTCACAACGTCCTGGCAATGCAGATAATGGTTTTCATTTTTTTGATGTGACCCTGCGTAAACCTATATGGTGGAACGGTTCTTCATGGGTAGATGCCAATGGAGCTACGGTATAGTGTTTTACTAATTATTTATGGTATGAAAAATAACATCTTAGGTGCGGTGGTCTATCTATCCACCGCCATAGTATTCGGTGGCAGCACTGCATTGCTGATGCTCTTCGTTAAGGAGAACAGCGACCGTTGCCACTACTATAACGGCAAGTGGAACAAAGCAGACTTGCTGTATGGAGTTGCTGCAATATGTGCAGGCATGGTTGTTAATCATTATCTGTTGAAGTTATGAAGAAGTTAGTGTATATAGTATTTCTTGCGTTGACGGTGTATTCCTGTAGGACGAGGACTGTTTATATGCCGGTTGAGACAAAGGTTCTTGACAGTGTGGTTTTCCATGATACTACATTTCAAGAGAAGCTGATACCGTACAAGGACAGCGTATCTGTTGCCGATACAACGTCATTCCTTCGCAATCCGTATGCCTACAGCTATGCTTCATTTAGCAACGGGATATTGAACCATTCATTGGGCATTTATCCTCATGCTACGGTAACGGTCAAAATGCCGTATTTTATCGAAAAGATAAGAAGGATTGAAGTGCCCAAACCTTATCCGGTAGAGAGGGAACTGTCGTGGTGGGAAAAATTTAAAATCAATTACGGTGGTGTCAGCATTTCGATAAATCTGACATGTGTTTTGTTCGTAATTGTTTGGCTCACCATAAAGATAAGAAAGAAATTAACGATGTAGAAGTTGGCTTGTAGCTAACACTCTTTCGGGGCTTAGAGTAAAAAGAAAGCCCCCAACGTTTCACGTTAATATTGCCACATAAAAACATGATAAGCATAAGACAATGCACGTTGGAGGCTTTAATATCTTCAACGCATTATCTTATGCTTTGTTCATTTAATCTCATGTTTTATGTGGCAGGGCAAAGATAAATATAAAATTCAGAAAAACTATGTGTAAGTCAGAAATCTTTGCCGAAACAATCAATCTCGTGGCGCAGGAGACCGAAATACCCGCCAGCCGAATACTATCTTCGGATAAGGATACGGAAACCGTAGACGCCCGCTATTTGCTTGTACAGTTGCTTGTCGAAAGGGGAATGTATCCTTCGCAGATAGCTCCTAAAATCCACAAAACCAAACGCGCGATAAACTACATGATTTCCAATTTTCAAGAACGTATGGAAGGCGGGAAAATGTTGAGAATATATTGGGAAAACATTAGGAAAGCGTTGGGAAACAACTGATTTCATGGCAGTATCGGTATTTATACTTTTGTGATGCGGTTGATTTTGACCGTAATACAAAATATAAATCTCTATGGAAAGAACGTATGTCTTCAATCAAGACGGGAACAACGGAAATGGTGGCGGAAGCAAATTCGACATCATGGCTATGTTGCCCAACTTGATGGGAAGCAAGGGTGTAGACCCCGGACTTCTCGCTTTACTGAACCAGGGACGTGGCAGCCAAGACCAATGGGGCGGCTCGTGGTGGTTCATCTGGATTATCCTTTTGTGGTTCTGTTGGGGCGGCAACGGCTTTGGCAACCGCTTTGGCAATGGTGGCGGTCTGCCTGCCGAGCTTAACGGTGATGTCGGTCGTGAATACCTGATGTCAGCCATTCAGGGCAATGGCAATGCCATCAACCAGCTTGCTTCTTCTTTGAACTGCTCTACCCAACAGTTACAGAGCGCCCTGTGCAACATCCAGGGACTTATCGCCAATGTAGGCAATCAGGTGGGCATGTCAAGCCAGCAAATCATCAACGCATTCCAGTCCGGAAATCAGGCTGTTCTTACTCAGATTGCAGATTGCTGCTGCAAAAATCAAGCAGCAATTGAGCGTCAAGGGTATGAAAGCCGCTTAGCAAGCTGCGAAAACATGAATACGCTTACACGCACAATGGAAGGGAATACGCGTTCTTTAGCGGACGCTTACCGTGAAGGTTTCCAAGCACTTGTAGCAAAAATGGATGCGGCAGAGGCGCGTCGTCAGCAAGAAGCGTTGGCTGCTAAAGACGCTGAAATCTCTACTTTAAAAGGTGAAATTTCACAGCGTAATCAGAATGCAACTATTCTTGGAAACGTAACGCAACAAATTGCTCCAATAGTAGCAAGTCTACAAACATTGCAGGGAGAGGTGGATAAAATCCGCTGTTCAATGCCGCCTACAGTAGCAGTGCCATACCCGCAATTGCAAGTATTTAATCCGGAGGTAGCTCGTGCGGCCGCCTACGGTGCATATATGGGAGATTCGGTATATGCACGCAGTGGGTGCGGATGCAACAATTATTGGGGATAATTAGCCATTAGGTAAAGAGTTCTTTGACTTATTGATAAGGGTTTCGTAGTCGGAAAGATACATCCATTGATAACCTTTGTGTTGTTTGGCAATGCCTCTACAACAACGGCTAACATGAGTTTGTATAAATCCATCTTTTGCTGTTGAACAGGCTGAATCATATTTAGTTATCAAAACGCCATCTTTTAACATTACTACGGGTCTTGTATTCCATGTTTTAATTCCCTTTTTATTGACAGAGTTTTTAATTCTTGTGAAAGGGTTTAGCATATTTAGAGACCTATTACACCAACGGAGGTTTGATACTCTATTGTCTTTTCTATCACAGTTAATATGGTCTATTTCTTTATAATTCATTGGATTAGGTATAAAAGAATTTGCTACTATGCGATGTACAAACATTGATTTGTACTTCCCATTATGGTCTACTAATTTCATATAATGATAGCCATAATGATTCCATCCTTTTAATAGGGATGGGGCATGAGTAAATACACAAGTTCCATTCTTTGATTGGTAGGACAATCTTATAACCCGTCCAAATGAAGAAACTTTATAAAGACCTTCATATCCGACTACATCCCTCCATTCCTCACCTTCAAGAGATACACTTTTGATAAATTCTTCGTTTGTCATTGATTTTACCGAATTAAATGATGCCGAAAATTGAAAAATGGGAAGGGCTTCGGTTTACCCTTATCAGTTGGTCATGACTCCAACCTATCCCGATTGTAAATATAGTAATAAACAATTAAATTACAAAAGATTATGGCATTATTTCCTTTTAATAATTGGGGCTTCCCGTTCCCTACTATTGGAAGGGCTAATTTCAATACCCTTCCTACGGTAGCCGTAACAGTCGGCACGGAGAACGTGACTTTGGAACTTCCTAACCATGCGTTCCGTAACAGAAGCTATGTAGGCGGTTTCTATGTCAGTCTCCGCCAGGCGATACCTGCCGGCACGACTGCTACACTCCCGATACTGATAGGGACTAACGGGGATACAAGACCGTTGCTGGCTTACAACAATGAGCCGGTGACTGTCGGCAACCTTGCCGGAACGGGCATCTACGAAATCCACTATAACAAGTACACCAATGAGCTGTTCCTTGTCAACGGTGGGTATCGTCCGACAACCGCATCGACACCGACTCCGACAGCAGAAGCAACCGCTCAAAAGAGCAAGTAGTTAACATGGGGCTTTGTGGTTGTTTCCAAAATGGAAATAGCCACTCCCCTTTAAAATCAAACCAATATGTTTCAATCACTTCGTACCAATAACCAGTTGTATATACTTCATAAGGATGCTAACCCGTTTATCGAATACGGTCCGGTAGTCAGCGTTTCCGCTCCCAAGCCGAAATATCCTATGGCACCCCCTATGGGACAGTTGCCCCAAATGGAAATGGTTGTGGACGTCGTTGTCTGTATCAACGGGCAGAACACGACTTTCCAAAATCTACCTGCCGGCATGGATATAGCCGACTTTGGACAGAACGGTAATATCGTAGTGTCATGCTCTCGTGATGCGATGAACAACGAGGTCGCTTCTATGAAACAGAAAAGCATAGACATTATCAACAGCATGGACTTCCACAATTCCGTCATTGCGGGATGTGACAAGATGCTGACGCTCTTGAACCCCGAATTTGCAGAGAAACAACGTCAGGAGCAGGAAATATCCTCTCTGAAAGGGCAAATGGCAGAAATGAGCAAGAACATGTCCGACCTTATGGAATTGAACAAACGGCTTATGGAACAGCTCGGAGTGGCTGAAACATCTAAAACAAAGAAATAATATGGGAATGTGGGAAATATTGGAAGAAGGACGCGGAGAATATGACCGTGACTTCGGTATGAGAGGCGGTAATCCTATGGAAGAAGCCTATAGAGAGGGTTGCCGTCATGGTTACGAGAGAGCCATGCGTGAGATGCAGGGCGGTGAAATGGGCTATCGTAACAGCGGTGGTTCACGCGGTGGAAGCTATAGCGGCGGCTCAGATATGGGCGAACGTCGTATGCCGGGTTACTTCCCGGAATATCCGGTTTACAACGAACGCCGCGATTCACAGCCTTACGGTGATGATATGGGCGAACGCAGACGCAGACGCGCCAACGGAGAGTTCATGTAATGGAGAGGGGATTATTCCCCTCTTTTGCCAATCACTTAAAATCAGGAAAATATGAAACAAAGATTAGATACATACGACAGAATACCGCCTGCAATGGCTGACTATCTCAGCCAGTACGGATGGCATTTCAGCAAGAAGATGTGCCTATGGGCTGTTTCCCGCATGAAGATGGAAAATAAATCTACGGGTAAAGAAGAAAAGCTGGAGCCAATCAGCAAAGAGCAGGTAGAGGAGCTTCTGAAAAAGTACAGTGTAAACCTGGAGAAGGATGCAGGGTACGACAGCGTTTACGTGGCAAACATGGCGAAGTCGGATTACTACAAAAGTTCTATCACTGACGAAGCCCATCTCGCATTGTTCATTAAGGATTACATAGATGATGTGGACGCTTACAATGGAATGCCTTTCACTCGGTTCTATGCCGACTGCATAGGCTCCGGCAATCCTATCATGTGGGAACAGATGATGTAGCCTATGATAATACAGGATTTTTACATACCGGATTATGATTGGGAAGTAAGGGTATATTATGCGGTGGACTGCTATTATACCGACCATATCATCGCCGACCTTCAGCGGGTAGGATGCAGGGGGATGGATTTGGTGAATGCCTATAAGAACATGCGCTCCTGCAATCTGAATACGGGTATCACTTACTCCAATATCCGGAACAGACAGACCGTAATGGTTATAGCCCTTACCTCTTCCCCGGCAGAGTTTCAAAACTCTTTCGACCATGAAAAGGGGCATCTATGCCGGCATATCTCACGGGCGTTCGGCATCGACCCATACGGGGAAGAGGCGCAGTACCTTAGCGGATATGTGGGACAGAAGATGTTCCCGGTAGCGAAGAAATTTTTGTGTGAACATTGCAAACGTAGCTTATGTGGAAAATAGTACAAGCCATTTTATCAGGCAAATCACGGGAAGAAGTATATAACATGCTTTCTCCCGAACAGAAAGAGACGCTGAACAGCCTTGCCATAGCAAATGGTATAAACCGCCAACAACGTAGAAAACTTGAACGTGATGCGAAAAAGGGATTACATAGATGAACTGCTTGAATTGGCGGACAATGTCCTTTACATGGACTATTGCCGCCTTTTCCAAGTTATCCAATGGAACGTTTAGAACGCTTTGAACGGGTTCTCCATTGGGTTATACCGCTTGCTGTTTTGGTGAGGGTATTAGCTTGGTGTCTCTAATTCTTTTACTTTTTGTAGGGCACAGCACAATACATATATGGTGCTCATGTTCGATTTGACAAAATCTGTATTCCCGTCATCTACGTATTGCACATAATCAAAAGCCAGTTCAATAAGCTCTTCCCGTAATTCTTCGGGAGATATGCAGTCTTTGAATAATTCGTCTATTGCGCTAAGGTCGTATTTCTTCTTAGCGGGTGTTGTATTTCTTTCCATGATGAATATTTGTTTAGTCTTTTATTTAAAATGTAATTCGTTGTAAATCAGCCAAACTATAATTTTGTAGTTTGGGAACGAATTGAATAAAGCTTGCCCACCTCGTTTATAAAGCGAGCAAAGCTTGATGTTATTTGTTTTTACGTTCCTCTTCGAGCATTTCCTCTACATAGGAAACTTCATCGAGGTTAAAATCAAGGATATTTCTTACGTCCTTGTGTATTTGGATAAGTTTGTCTCTATTGTCACTGAACTTATCCATTGCCCTAATATCCCTGATTATGCGTTGGATAAATTCGCAAACCAATGTAATACCAATAGCCATTCCGTCAGCCGTATATTGCTCTACTGCCTTATCCATAGCCTTATCCGCAAAATTCATTGAAACCATATTACCGTTTTCATCTTGCTTATAAGTAGTAATTTCTTTCCCGAAAAATTCCTTAAAAGCATCGGGTAATGAAAAGCTTGCATGGGCTTTTAAACATGTAATCATATACTGTAAATCGGCACAGGTAGTTTCTTGCACAATATCCCTCCAATCATCTTGCACCATTTCACCAAGAGCTGTATGATGTCTCAAATCATCTTCGGTTAGGTTTAAAGTTCTTATGCTACCGTCCTCATTGTAATCTGATTCTTCACCTCCATATTCGTTGATAGATTCAATCCTTTTTGAACAAGCATAAAATTTCCACTTCCCTTCGTATTCGGAAAAGTATTCATTAAGTATTTCGTTCCATTCATTAAGCCTTTCCACAACTCCATGAAACCACAATTCCCAAAGAACAGTTTGATAAAAAATAGCAGAATAATCTTTATTCTCTTTCTTAGTGTCCTCAAATGTTCTTGGTGAAGAAAATATTCTTACAGTTTCCAATTCACCAATAATTTTATTAAAAAATACCGCCAAAACGCAGTTTTCGTTTACATTGCACATAACGTCATAGAACGGTGTTTTTGCATCTCTTTTCATAATGTATGAATTTTAAAAGTTATGCTTTTTATGAGGCGGAATCCATTTCTCCCTTTATCTGTTTGACAGCTTTCTTTATACTCCATTCATTTTCGTATAAAGCTATAATAAAACGCCTGCCTCTTTGCGTCCATACAGTATAGACGCTTGACCCCGTAGAACAGTCAGAACGCGTGAATGTTTTTGTTTTCGTCTTACACAATCCCCATTTATCATACGGAGATTTCAAAAGCCATTGCCCCGACTGTTTGAACTGTATTCCCACCTCTTTCAGTTTGTTATTCAGTTTCTCGGCATCCAGTCCGATTTCTTTTGCTATTTGAGTAGCGGTAAGAGTGTTTACGCTTTGCAGGTGTGTGTCGTAGTACACAACTTTAGGCGCAGATTGCTTGATTTCCTTGTCTTGTGATTCAATTATCTCTTCTTTAAGTTCAATCTGCTGCTGTTGCTCCTCTATTTTCCTTTGTTGCTTGGCTGCCAACATCAGGGCTTCGCTGAATGAATGTGGAACTTCATATTGCGGTTGAAGTGACGTACTACCAGTAGTCATAAGCTCTTCTATTTTCATATCCACCCAAATAGCAAAGTCCGTAGATAGCTTTTGAGCAACACGAATGGCAACACGATGGTGTGCCCATGTGCCTTGTTCTCTTCCGTCTGAATGATTTCCCTTTGTAACTTTCAGTAAATCAAGTGAACTAAAATTTTTTATTTCACTCATTCGAGCTACATAATCGGTTATCTCCCTTGAATTGATAATAGTAGAAAGATTTTTATCGGGAAACGGTTTCGCAAAGTCTGTAAGGCATACAAGAATATACCCATTCATTTTGCGCATCCTTACATTATTCCCGTTATAAGAAAAGATTTGTCCCATGTCGGAAGGACTTGCCGCACCTAATACAGCTACACTCTTGCCGTTTAGGTAATTTCCATTTAACTGTGCCATAGTTTTGAACGTTTATTGGCATTATAGTACAATGTGTATATATACACTAAAGCGGTGTACACTTCCCACTGTTCAAACTCCTAAATCGGCAGTCGATGCGCCATTACAGCAACATCATGGGGTTATACACCGCTATTATTATAATAGTACAGCGTTAACGTACAAGCATAAAAAATGCCTGCTATAATAACAGACAACCGTCTGCCGATTTATAAAGTTTGAACGCTGCAAATATACACCCTTTTTCTATAACGCCAAATAAAAAACTTAATATTTTACTTTTCTACCCCATATCATCGCGTTATACAGCGAAGTGGCATACATCTTAATCTCTTCCTTGCTCTCAAGGAAATCAACCTTAGAGGCTGCTATCATAGCCTCCTTATAAATCTCTTTGTTTAAAATATTATTCTCTTTCATATTATCTGCATTTAACTTTTGTAAGTCCATACTTAGCCAACCTTAGATATATCGTCCTTACACTTACATTCAGCATCTCTGCCATTCTGCGGGGCTGTATATTTTCTTCCTTGTACAACTTGGTAATGTTTTCTTCCGAAAGTGGGTCGACAAAAGGTTTCTTCGGCTCTGCTATCCCCATCCGTTTACGTGACTTCGCTGCATATGCTTCATTTTGTTTGTCTTTTGTGACGTAAATAACAGTGGTCTTGTTAAGGCGTAGAGGGAATAGCCTTCTTTCCACTTCCTTGTGTTGTTCGGCAAGGCTTTCTACATCCCCGTTGACCGTAGTGTCAATCTTCTTGTATTTGTCCGGGATGCGGGAATGTCTGTCTCTGATCATTCTGTCTGCTTTTCTCATGACTTCTCTTCATTGTCTGAAAACACTAAATTTTGTACTTCTTCTTCCCATATATCTCCCTCATTTCCTTCAAAGTCAAGATATACCGTATCTTTAGGGCTTGGATTGTTGAAACTAGAAAGCAGCCCTATTACCTGCATGGGTATGGAAAGTCTTTCTCCTTGTGGTGACGGGAGTTTTATTCTCACCCGGTCACCGATTTTTAATTCTGTTATATCCATTATTTTATTATACTAAATTTATGATACCATTTATCTGCATAACTGAACCATTCTATAATGAATGATTTGCCGAAGAGGGTTGCTTTGTATAGTTTACTCATGCGTTTCTTTGTTCTTTAATTTATCAAGGAACTTGCTATCTCCCGAATAATTCACACCGATAGCCTTTTTACTTTCAACAATCTGTTCCAAAAGGGTTATAGCTTCCTTTTTCACTTCTTCTACTTCATTATAACCGCAGGCTTTATCAACCAACTGCTCCATAGTCGATTTAGGCTTGGAAAGCTGTTCTTTGAGCTTGTTTAATCTCCAGTAGCAGTAATCAATTGTGGCGATGTGCTCTAATTTACTCATGGTTATATTATTCATTTATAATTAATTCACACCAACTATTATCGCTTTCCCAAAACCATTGATAGCCGCCAGCGTGTTTACGCTTTCCGGAACAGCAATTCCTGATATTACGGGCGCAAATGCCAGTCTTTCGTTCCGCATCGTTAGAGGACTGGAAAACACCTTGTAACCGTCCGCTCTTTATAGCTACTACTTTCTTTGCATTGCAGCCCGCTATATTAGGGTTTCCCGTTCTCCCTAAAGCTAATCCTTTAATCATACTTTCCCTTTTATGCGAAGGGATGTAATCATCCCATTTCTTCCCCTTGTTATGGGGGATACTTCCTTTCAAAAACCGCCCGTTAATAGGGTTGCGGTTTAATCGCTGTGGAGGTATATATAATTCATTCATCTTTAAATTCAAGTTTTGGGTTACTGGTAGTCTCGATATTCCTTTTCTTTGTCTTAACCATTCTCCGATAAACATCATCAATCAATTGCTTAAGCTCATTGACGTAGCTTTCCATGCTCCAGCCTTCGAGTTGACACACCATTAAATCAAATTCTATTTCTTGTAGCAGCTTTACTTTAAACCTCTCGCGTGCAAAGACATTTACCCGTTGACGCACATTACGGTTAATCATCGGGTCTTGTTTAGGTTCTTTGCTATTGGGGATAGATTTTTTCACGGGGTGATGGTTATCTGTTATGTTGTTAACATGAACATTCATAGCTTTTACAAGAATTCTTACTCCTCCGTTTAAGACGCTTTTCCCGTTTGTGTAAAAGTCGTATCCGGTCAAAGGAGAACCAGTATGCTTGTCAATAGAGAAGCCTTCAGGCGGTTTATCATAGAGTTCCCAATTCATGTATTTACTCATGGTTGTTTTATTTCAATAACTCAATGTTATCGTGTATGTTGCCAATAACAAGACAATCTTTATTACTAAATGCTTCTCCAAAGAAGTGGAGATATAGCCAACCTTTTTTATCAAGCGCAAATCCGGCATAATGATTACTGTACATAACCTTGCATATATCTCCGTTGCATTCAACAATATCACCTTCGTATATTTCTTCACCGTTCTTATCACATAAGCCGGTGAACTGCCCAACAGTTTCAGCCCATACGTCATCGCACCGGCAGTCTTCCGGAGAATATATCTTTGCCTTGTCTGTGAGGATAAGTCCGTTTTCGTCCCTTCCGGCAGTATAGAAAAAAGAGAGAAATCCATATATCCATTTCCCCGTATCAGTACTTTTCCCTCTGAATTTTATTTCACGTTTCATAATCAATATCTTTTTCCGTGTTTGTTTTCTCTCAATTCATTGTATCCATATTTATTCTGTTTTGAGCCATACGGCAGACGTCCAACCGCCGTATGGCAATATTTATTTCTTCATTAACCCAATGCGCTCTTTCAAAGTAAGAAGGTAGTCGTGCATCTGTACTTTTTGAACCTCCATTAAAGTGACCTGATTTTCACCAGCTATTTCAACAGCATCTTTTCGGCCAAGAAACAGGACTAACTTATTATGTTTGTCCATCAACTCATTATATTCGATATACATACGGTCAAGAGGAGTATCAGCTACCTTGTATGCCTTTTCAAATACATCTTTAGGCGACCAGCTTTCATATCCATCTTCATAACGAACATGATAACCCTCATCGTCAAAATTTTCCGTTGACGGCTTTTCTCTGAGGAGATGTTTTCCCCACGCATCACCTCTTGTCATAGGTTCGGCTTCAATCTGTTTTGTTCCAATATACTTTTTCATATCAATATGGATTTTACAAAGCCCGTCCAAGGCTATTTAATTTATTTCTCTTGTCGTAATTACTCATACGGGGGCATTTCCCGTCACACCGCATGTTCACATGCACATTGTTTGCTACACCCGATATGAATGACCTTTTGTAGCATTGTCCACTGTAGGGGCTGTAATGCTTGCAGTGTTCCTGGTATTCTTTTCTATTCATGGTTAATCAACTAATTCAAATTCGTAAACGAAAACATAAGGGTTAGACTCCCACGTCCCTTTGCCGGAGACTTTATCTATGAGGGCGGCAAAGGCTTCACGAGGGGTGCAATAAGGCTGAATGTCCCCTTTATAATAATAAGCATCCATAAAATGTGTATCTGCACTTCCGCATTGTCCTTTGTAAATTCCTTCTTTCAGGCAATCTTTATCGGAGATGTCTTGCAACCGTTCTATCTTGATGTCGGTAATGCGGATATGATGGGGCATGAGGTCAGCGCGGACAAACATTTTATTAAAAAATCCGCTTCTCTTTGGCATTATAGGATAGCCATCTTCGTCCAATTCGTAATCAGGCATATTACCACAATCGCTATAGTTTTGCGCAATGGCAACAACCTCACCGACTTTATATTTTGGGATATTCCAACCCGTAAAGTCTCCTTTGTCGTTTTTCCAACCAAAAGCATAATTTAATGGAGATACTATGTTCCCGTCATTATCGTAATCATTTGGTTCAAAAACGGGGAATACAATATCATAAGTTTCATTTGGTCTGTCATACTTGCAGACCCTTCTCGTCATAGTCTTCCGACCATCCAATACAGCCTGAGTTAGGCTATATTTATCATTGAACATTATCTTCTTCATTGTATCTTTCTTTTAACTCTTTCAAAACAATCTCCATACCTTCATCCAGTCCTTTCTTGTAGCCTGATATATGCTCACCTATGTTGTAAACCAAGCATCCTGCAACGATAAGAGTAACTCCTACAGTCCTATGCCAATAGAGAAAGGATACACTGAACGGTGAGAATGTCAGTCGGAAATGACCGATGAATAATGCTGATATGATGAATATCGCAAGAAAAAATATTAGGTTTGCTTTCATAATCAATCCTCCACTTTTTCAAAGTGCACATCTTGTTTATCTTGTCTTTCAAAATACAAGCAATAATAATTACAGCATTCCGGTCTACCATTAAAGACGCATTTATCGCATCCGTATATAAAATCGCTATCTTTTTTCACGATAATTTTTTCTCCATTATATTCAAATACCTCTCCGATTTTTCTTTCTTGTTCCATAATCAAATCTCCTCTACTTTAAAAGATAATTTCTCAAGTTTCTCCATCTGCTTACGAAGAGAAGCGATTTTCCTAATCTTCATTTCTTCCGCCTTTTTCAACGCTTCGGATTTATCGGTGAATGCGTTTTCCCCTATACGGAAGTAAGAACATAAACCATCCCTTACATATTCTCTATCTTCAAATCTACTTCTAATAATATCTGTTTCTATCTCTTTAATACCTTCTGTTAAGGCATACTTTGTTATAAATACTTTTGCCATAGTTGTAATCATTTATAAGGTTAAAGTGAATTAAGAGAGGCAGCGGACACGGGGCGAACCCAATCGTCACTGTCCTGAATGTTGTCGTATCTAAAACCGTCGCCCCAACTGAGAATAAAATTGCGTTTGTTTCCTTTTCTCGTAGAACACCAATACCAGTCATCTTTCACTGGTTGTTTTCCGCAGATAGCTAAGGCTGCATTCAGCATAACCTTATGTTCATACCCTAAGACACTCTCTTGTAGTGTAGGAATGCGCCAACTTAATCCACATAAGTCCAATGCTATGACTTTCTCAGCAATTTCGCTTCCGGATGCAGCCAATGCTTTGGTATTGCCTATTCCATCGGTATCCTTCATGCCTTCTTCTGTGGTTGGATATATCTTTCCTGTTTGCTCTTTCTCCCAATCAAGAAGAATATGGGTATCATTATCCATATCTTCCGGATAGAAGAATAAAGCATTGCCATCATGGATAATAACTACACATTGTGCCTGTTCGTTTTCTTCATGCAGTCCCCAAAATTTAGGTTCTACAAAATTCTTATTGACGGTAAAGATGAATACACCATTACCTACATTTTCTTTTGTGTAAATTCCTTTGCTCATAATAGTTATATAAGTTTTAAAGTTTCTTGTATTCCGGCTTCCAGTGCTTCCTCGTAGGATTTATAATGGATAATAGGTCTATCCGACAATCCTACTAAATCATGTTCCGGAATTGTCAGTATATCATATATCCAATAGTCTCCATACATATAGGATATTTCGATATGAAGTTTTTTGTTTTCACGCAGCCACTTTTGGGCGATATACAATGTTGGACACAAAAATTCAACTGATTCGTCATCTATTTCCGTACAACACGACATACTTTGCGGAAGGTCATATTTTGCAATAACCTTATTACGGTCTATTAGGTGTTCACACTTCCAATTGAAGCCCTTATCTTTCAGCAGCTTCGCAGTCTCTAATGTCACAAGTTCTTCGGTTGCTTTTATTCTCGCTTTCATAACTGATTAGTTTTAATATACCCATTTTCAATACACCAGCACAACATCTCGTAGGCTGCATCAATTAATAAATCATCAGTAAAATGTTTGAGGCAATCATCTATATCTTCAACATTTCGATATGCTATGGCATCTCTTTCAATCATCCATGCAAACAATATTTGTTTGGACGGAAATGGATTCAAATAATGTGGCAGCTTATCGAGAATGTCCTGCAAAGTGTAAGTTTCATGATAATAGTCGTAATTCGTATCGGCATCCGGAGAGGTTACAACCATGTTGTCTGAATCGGATTCATTCCACTCAAAACACATGCTTCCATCGCTTGTGTCCAGCCCAAGCTCCTGCAAATGTTTCATCTGTTCGACTGATAATACTTGTTTTGATTTCATAACTATTCGTTTAAAATATCCAACAACTCTTTGGCTCTCTTATAAGTATCAAAGCCCTTTACATTCACCCATTCGGATGAAATACGTTTGTCTTTTCTGACTTGCACCCAATATATTATTATGGGGATACAACCGTTATAACCTTCTCCTCGTATGATTCTGTACCTTTCCATAATGACTAAATACAATTAGGGCATTCATTAGATTTGTTACCATTCATATCCGTGTATATGGATACGTTTACTCCTTTTGAGCATGTTATATCAACCATGCAACCGCATTTGGTGCACTTCTTGTGGGCGTTGTTAGGATAGTTTATCCATCTATGCCCCTTTCTATTCGGCGCACCCGTTTTTGAGCCTTTTTTAAATCCCATAATATCAATCTCCTTTCTCTTTAATTCGTTCCAGTACATCCCTGTTGGCTTCGAGTATCTCATCGAAAGAGGGGGTGGGAAACCATGCCAGCACGATACTGTTTCCGTGAATCCACATTCCCTTTTTATCTAAATTGCTATTTCTACAAAACTTTTCTTCTCGAATACATGGTGTGCCATAACACATCACCAAAACAAAAACTTTTTGCCCCTCTTCTGGCAACTGTTCTTCAACGCTTATCCACGGAAATTGCTTTGCCTGCCATGCTGCACCTTCCTTAAATGCCCGTAGTGCAATCGCTTTTGCCAATGCCTTGATAGCTATACAGTCTCTTTCATCATAGGCAAGCTCTGCATCTTTATTATATGTACTTTCACTCCAATGAGTGCGGGCTGCTTCTTCTACTGTCTGTTTCATATTTTTCTCGATTAAATTATTACCATGACATCACGCTTTCTGGCGAATATAGAATCCGTTATATAGTACGTGATGGCTTTCTCTTCCGCATCTCTCAACAATTCGTGTTTAAGAATCTTATAGTAGGAGTTGGTATGCGCTGCATAGACCATGATTTCTCTTACCCGTTTCAAATCGTCTAAAAAGGATTGAGGGTTATGTTCCTTTATTTTTCTTATATTCATTTGTTTTCCTTTCTTTCATTCCGTTTCCGATTGTCTTCCGAAACACACATTTTGCACCATGATGTCTTGATGTGGCGATTTTACTCTGTTGCCCTGAATCATATTTGCGATTTATGAACAAACAGCCTTTCTACCGCATGTTTTGTTACAGTTTGATTAATAGATGTTTTCAAAGGTCGTTCCCAGATACACATAAAGTCATCGGGTGCATTATATTCTGAAACAAACACCTGGTTGCCGTCTTGTACTTTCTTTCGACACCATTCCCAAAATTCATCATAATTAATGGAATAGGAGTATTTTTTTACTCCCTTATATGGTGGGTCGCAATAGATTATGCTTTTGTCGGGTATATATAATTTTTTATAATCAGACCATACAAAATCAACCTCTTTTAAGTTCTCAACTTGTGACAAAGTATTCCTTATTTGCTCTGATATGTAATCGCGTTGTCCGCATTTACCACCTACGCTATGCCCGGAATATCCCCCGTCAAAAAAACGTCCGTTAAACGAACCCATGAATCCAACCCAACCTATGTAATCTAAGGCAAAAGCATCTGTATGCCTATTGTAGCACTCTCTCACCTCGTTATAAAGATTTCTTTCAATTCTCACAGGTGGAATCCAGCCGTTGATAAGAGATTTCCACATTGCTATCAGATACGGATTGTTATCATTCGCGATTCTGAAACCATCTACTTTATCAATCATATTACATCCACCGCAAAATGGTTCAACATAACACTGTGCAGGTTTTCGGTCTTTCAGGATTATAGGCAAAATATACTTTGCTATTCTTGATTTGCTTCCCATATATTTCATAAACACCAATTTTAACTTAACACCATTTATCCGGCTCGAAATTTCTCGAGTTTCATAAAACACATCCATATTGTCTTGCTCTGTCTTCCGGTAGTATGTCCGAAAAGAGGTTTGAACGGAATAACAGACAAAACTTCCGCAGCTTTTATCTCACTCTCGTTCCATTTGAAAATGAGTGTTCCGTTAGGCTTTAAGACGCGCATACACTCAGTAAATCCGTCAAGTATGAGTGTCTGCCAGTCTTTTGGCAGTTTACCGTACTTCTTAGCCATCCATGAGGTTTCACCAAGTGTTTTCAGGTGCGGTGGGTCGAATACTACCATGTAGAAAGAATTGTCCTCAAATGGAAGGTTGGTGAAATCGGCTATTACATCCGGCTTTATTTCTATGACCCTTGTCTTGCCTCTGTCCTTGGCCGTAAGTGTTTCTGAACGTTTGTCAACAAATAAAGTAAGTGGGTTATGCTTGTCAAACCAAAACATTCTACTGCCGCAGCAGGCGTCTAATATAATTTTGTCCTCATTATTCATTTTCACTAATTTTTTCTATAGATTCTATTGCCAGGAATATCTCATACATTACTTGTGGCGTATTTCCATACATATCCACCAGCTAATTTCCTTTTCCCTTTACATACATCACAAATATGTGCGGCATTTATCCCAGTGATTCGGGATGCGTCATTTAAAACTTCAAATCTGTTTATCAAATTCCCATCAACCGATAATTGCAATACAGGCTTCCTTGTTTTCTCTATCAATAAAAAATTCCTTTTACCGTAGTTACAATTATACGATTCGCTACACCATTCGAGATTGTCAACATTATTATTGGTTTTTATTTCATCTTTATGGTTTACTTGTGGTAGATTTTTTCTATTTTCTATAAACGCTTTCGCGACAAGCCTATGCACCAAACAAGTCTTCTTTTTCCCTCTTAATATTAAATTAACTTTTAAATATCCATTTGTCGCTATTGTGGGAGATAAAACCTTTCCATGATATATATGATTCCCTAAAAACATACTGACGCTTCTAATACGTCCATGACTACTGACTTCATATCTTCCATCATAACCTTCAATAGTTTTCCATTCTTCCATTTTCTACAATATTTATTGCTCTAAAAATTTCATATATAACCTGTGGTAAAATCGCATTGCCGTATGCCTTTATTGATTCCTGCCGCCACTTTGAAAAGGCAATACCGTCCAATCTGGTGGAAATCCCATCATCTCGGCTACAAACAGGGGATTGAGTAGGGAAGTTTTCCCAATCAGGCGGGCACACAAATGATTCAGTTCTGATGTCCGGGGACTGCCGTCTTTCCGGTCCTTTGCCGTTCCGGGATTGTGGCAACTTGTCGTTGGTGTAGGTAACATTCCGTGGAAATCCATTAGGCTGTTCGGACGATTGCTTCCGTTTCTTCGACTCGCCATCGTTTTTGCACCTGCATTTTTCAAATCCTTCACCTGTTTTGCATGGTGTATGTCGGTAGACATCGGCGTCGGGAGCAGCCCTACCGGATAGAATGTTGTCTTCCCATTTTCGTTGCATACCTTCAACCCCTGCGTCTGCACGGTGGACAACAATTTTCTCTCCGCATTCAACCTTGCATTCATCGCCTCCTCTTTTGTATCGAAAAATCCGAGGTGAATCCTTTTCCTGTTCACATAGATTATCGCATGCCATTTGTTCCGTCCCTTCGGTTTCCTTACTCCTGAACCTTTCTTCCGATTGTGAAGATTTTCCCAATGAGCTAATATCCGAAGATTTTGCTTTCTGTTGTCCGTTTTGCATCTGTTGATATGGTCCACTTCCTCGTTTTCCTTCGGACAGCAAATCAATCTGTGCATCAAGATAGTCTTCCATTTCTTTCCATCTTCTTTCGCTCTGATTGTTCTGTAAACATACCCTGAATTGTTTATCTTCCATTTCCATTGATTCAGAAACGGAAAATCTTCCGAATCTACAAGTATATCCACTCCCGATGTTGTTGTTATTGTCTTGTATTCTTCTCGCAATAAAGAAGACACGGTCCCTTCTGTGCGGCGCTCCGACGGCACAAGCCGGAATAACAACCGGTTGGACGGAATATCCTTCACGTTCAAGGTCGTTACACACTGTTTCGACGACGTATTCCTGCTGATGCAATATTCTTTCTCGGTCAACCTCTCCGAACAGAGATTCTTCACGTCCCAACGCAGTTTCACTGCCGGGTTGTACCATCGAGAGGATTCCAGCAACGTTTTCACCAACAACCCAATCGGGCTGAATCTCCCGTATCGCTCGTAGCATTTCCGGCCAGAGGTAGCGGTCATCTTCCGCTCCCTTTCGCTGTCCGGCGCAAGAAAAAGGCTGGCAGGGGAAACCTCCGGTGAGGACATTGATTTTTCCCCGCCACTCTGTAAAATCTGTTTTCGTGATGTCTTCATAACTTTTGCTGTTTGGAAACCAATAATCAAGTATTTTTCTCCCGAACGGGTTTATTTCACAATGGAACACGTTTTTCCAGCCCATTATCTCGGCGGCTATTTCCGGGCCACCGATGCCGCTAAACAGAGAGCCGTGTGTCAATTCGCTTTTCTTCATTTCCATAATTCAGAACCACTCTTCATTCGCTCCGACCTCTACCGAAAGCCAGTCCATGAGGAGGGTTATAAGGTTATAAATAGGCTTCATCTCACTAAACTTTTATCGCGTTGGCAATATTATCCGCATCCGACAGCTTTCTTACCAGCACATCAAATGCTGCTGTACACCGCTCTGTGTTCATATTGACCGTTTTCCCGATTTTCAAACAGTCGGAAGCAAGGTTCATCATCCTTGTCACATTGGAAAGCTTCAGGTATTCCAACGTAAACCCGTTAAACCGTGAATCTTTCTTCCGAAGCTCTTTAATCCTTTCGTCAAACTGGATGCAGGCGTAATCACATAATGTCCTTGCAAGTTCGAACCTTGCAATCTCTGCGGAATGGGGTACGCCGTTATCGTCAAGAACCTGCTTGAATTGCCAATACAACATATCCACGTGCTTGTTCACTTCTTCCGTATACTTGTCGTTGCAGTCGGCGAAAAACTCGCTCCGGTCTGAACCGATAACGCTGTTTACAGTACGCTCGTATTCCTTTCTTGCCTTATCGGCATCATTCAAATATCGCTTGAATGCCTGTTTGTAATAAGGCGTTCTCTTCATCGCATGCAGACACTCGATAACCTGCCCGCAACAGATGTCGTTCGTGAGCAGTATGTTGTAGGTGCACAGAACTACAAGACTCTCATATTTGCTGATTATCTGATTTGCCGTGTCGGTAGTCATTGCCTTGTCTGTTCTGCCTTGTTCATATTCTTGTTTCTACTCTCTTTTGCAAGTTCATCAATCATGCGCTGATACTTCCTTGCCACCAACGGGCAGCGTATACGCATTGCATTGTCACGCTGCCACTCCAATTGTTCGATTTTCTTTTCAATCTCTATGTCCATGATTATTTACCGTTTGTTTCTTATTTGGATAAACCCTCGTTTTTCGCATTCCTTCAACAGTTCCATATCTTCATCCCTTATATCGCATGGCGTCTCATGATTAACACTCATGTAATCCGATATGCCAAACTTTTTGCATATATCATAGTAAAAGCGTCTTTGCCTGCCTCTTGTCGTCCAACATATTGTAAGTCTCATACTTTATTGTCAAATTTATGCTTTCGCCAATACTTATAACTGGCATACTCTCCACGTCTATCAAACATTATACGCTCGAATGTACCAACACGCCGCAATGCTTCGTTTGCGTACAGGTCTCCACCGGCTATCTTAGCTTTCAACATCTCAATGTACTCTTCTCGGCTATACTCTTCTCCAGTAAAAACATTAATTTTTTCTTCCGGCATTGAGTGTATCACTTCATCCCGCTCCTTATCGTAAGTGGCAAACCAGCTCATGATGACAGAACCGTCTATTTTGCCATAAAATCCACCGTATGATGAGTTTTCCCTTGCCCGTTTAAAACAAAGGCAAACGTCCTCAATTCTGAAATAATAATACTTGTCAAGGATAGAGTTTACAATGGATGCTACTTGATAGTCATTCATATCCTCGCGGCTACGGCCGTAAAACAACAGAGTACCTTCTATGAACTTTACAAGAACCGCCTTTATGCAGGTTTCGTTATCTTTCCTCCATTGTGATAATTGTATGGGAGGTGCGTTTATCGCTTGGCTTATGGAAGTTATCTCATTACTGATGTTCTTGCAGATAGCAATCAGCTGCCTGGAAGATAGAACCGCTATTTCCTTGCTTGTTAGTGTGATTTCTGTTCCCATTGTCTTTTAGTGGAAATAACCCTTGGTAATTATTACTCATGCTTTGCTCTATTATTGCAATCATCATCTGCTTGTCACCTCCCGAAAGAGTTAATAGCTTCCGGTAACATGCCTCTGCTCCGGTCTGCTTGTATGGCTGCCCCCTCTCTTTTTTGTAGTTGAGCCAGTATATGAATATATCCTTGTATTCTTCCTCTACGAAATAGAGGTCAAGTACCTCTTTCTTCCTTATTGAGTTTCTCCCGTCTATCCATGCTTTCGCTATTTCATTTCGGATTTCGGAAGGATATTTCAACGCATACTCTTCTGATTGCTGCTTTATTGTTTTCATATTACTACTTTCTATATGGTATTAAGAAATTTGTTCACGAAGTAAACTTGTCCTTTGCCACTAACTTTTGTAGTCAATGTCGTATGTAAAACGCCATTACTTCCAGAGCGTACGCCTTTTTTGATTACAAACAACCCTTGTTCTATGTATTTCTGATTTGGCACGTTATATCTTTCTCCATGCTTGCCCAAATATCCGTTTTTACGCATCCATGCAAACAATCTTTTTTCGCCTATATCGTATCCATTCTGCGCAATTAATTTTGCAAGCTCTCCGATAAGGCATGAATTTTCCGCTCCACTAAATGCGTTTGTAAAGGTTACAGCAGGTTTGGTTTCTTCAATTATATTTTTGTTCTGTTCTTTGAGAATTTGATTTTCGCAAGCCATTCTTTGCTTTTCCTCACGTTCGTTCTTTAATTGTGTGGCAAGGCTGATAACAAGGTCGGGGTTGTTTATCATCTGCTCCAAAGTTGGCTGCGTGGCGGTCATACCGTATTTAAGAAGCTCATCTACTCTCATATCCACCCATACCGCTAAATCGGAATTTAGTTTTTGTGCAACACGAATAGCGACAAGACGGTGTGCCCAAGTGCCTGGATTATCTCCACCTCTCTTAACTATCAGTAAATCAGCCAAACTAAAATTTTTTAGTTTGGAAAGTGATGTGCAATAATCGCTGATTTCCTGCGAGTTAACAATTGTGGATAAATTCTTATCGGGATAGGCTTTCGCCATAGCCGTAAGGTTTACCATAACATCACTCCCTTTCTCAAAAGGAATTATATTTCCGTTGTAATCGAATTTAATAATTGAAGTATTCATAATATTTAATTTTTTAGATTTTGCTCAATAGAAAAGTTTCTCTCCCTTTTTTCGGAAAGTGAGGTAGCCCGATAAAAGACTACCAAACACGATAAGTATTTCAATCATGGTTGTTACTTCTTGACTATCCCCGTTCTTCTGTATTCCGCCCACTTATCGTACTGCTTCGTCTTTACGAGGAAAGAGAAGCACGAGCATTTTAATTCAATCTCCCTGCGTTCGCTCCATCTTGTCCATTCGAGAAGTTGTTTCGTAAACTCCAGTTCCTTTTCGAGCTTTGCGATTTTCCGCTTGTCGGCTGCGCTTGATTTTACAACCTTTGGCGCAATCTCGTTCACCTTGTGAAAGACTTCACGGTACACGTCAAATACGGGGCGAACTTTGCGGGCAATGAAGTATTCTAAGCAGGAGACGGAGAGGTGGTATTCTATTGTTGGTCTGCCGCCTTTTGGGTTTTCCGCTTTTTGGCGCAAAACTTGATAATCAACGTCTTGGATGAAGTTTTTAGTTAATTCTTTAGTCGCATTATCTTTTCTTGAATAGGCAAGCATCCAGCAACTATCAAGGTTAACAGGGTAGGGAACATTCAGTTTTGAAAGTTCTAAAATAGCTTTGAAATAGCGTTTGATTTCTTCGGTTGAAGAAGATAAGGATAGAGTTGTTGCTTTCTCGTTAGCAACTAACGTAGATTGTGGGGTACATATTATTCTCCCATTCTCCAATTCTAAGTTTCTTGGCATTGTGATTAGAATTTGAGTTATGTATAAAAAGAAAGCTGTCCGCTTCCCTGTTTTCCGCCAAGAAACACTACTATCAGCAAAGATACATAGTTCACAAGGGAATACGAACAGCCTATATTTATAGATATAATCTGTCGAATGGATATAAAAAATCCATATATCTAAGCTAATAAAGATGTTTTCTTGGCGGGAAAACACCGCAAAGATACACACTCAAACCAAAATGCCAAAGGAAAACTATATTTTTTTAATCCAAAGTCTTGATAGCAATTTCAACACGAGGATTGTCCTTATCAACGAATTTGCGTGCATGGATAAGGCAGCAGTTGTTATCGTTCTTGATACACTTTACAATTCAACTTCCTTGATTATAAATTCTATTCTTGGATTTACTTTGTCTATAAACTTCTCTGCTACTATCTTCACGCAATTACGGTCATTCTTGATAGCTTTGCATCCTTGTAGACAATCAAGTACTGTCTTGAAACAATTGTCGAGGTCTGGACGTTGGTTTTCATAGAATACATTCAAATAAAGTTCAAACAGCCCTGCTATCATCTTGCCTCTGTACTGGTTACATTGTAGATAGAACGACTTTTCATATTCATTCAATGCCGGTTGTTTGGCAAGACTGCCATGACCGCGGATTGTTATAACTTTATAACAATTAGATTTACTCGGTATCTTGCCCCTTATTATCTGTTTATTATATATCATGTTATGGTAGTTTTAATTTTATTTCATTGATAAGCTCTTCATTGGATATACAATAGCCGACATTGGCTATGTCGCATAAATGCCTTTTCAAATCGGTCGGATTGTTAAATTCAATTTGAAGTAAGGGTGCTGTTTCGTAAACAACAAACTCTCTGTCCTCAAGCTCTTTAATTAACTCTTCGTCTGACAATTTTTCAAGAATATCATCTATATAATCTTCCATGTCAAATTCCACCTCTGCTGTAACTGTAACATAATTGCTCATATATGTTTGATTTTAAGTTCCACATCCACCGGCTTATCTTTCATCATGGAGAAAGCATCGAGTATCCTCTCCTTAGTCAACTGGATAGGTCGGGTCATTATTTCACTCTCTATGTTTTCCAACGGTATCTTCTTTCCGTCATAAGTAATAAGAACCGCAGAAGTTATTACGTAAGGACTCATGTCTTGTATTGTTTCTTTATCTGCCTTGCAATCTTCTTGTTCAGCTTACTTAGACGCTCTGCCTGCTTGCTGTCACCTCCAATATTATGAATGTCTGACTTTCGGTCTGCGATAAGCTCTGAATGATTGCACCTTCGGATTTGGTTATTGTAAGTTTCATTCAAGTTTTTATTTGAATCCCCATTCTTCCATGTAGTCAATGTTTTCAGGAAATCCTTCTACCGATTTGGGACTAAGGAATATTTTCTCACTTTCTAATTTCGAGCCTCCCCATTCAGTAGGTGGGCAGTTTTCGTATTCTTCTTTAGAAACTTCACTTACATTAAAATGGGGTTGGAAGCCATATCCCATTACGCTTTCCCCTAAGTAAGTACCAAACTTCTTTAAAGCCCATTGAAATGCAATATCTTTATATAGGTAATGTTTAGAAAACACAGCCACATATATTTTATGAGAGAAATTTCCTGTTTCTGTTAAGTCAGGATTACATCTGATACAGAAATACTTAATACGTGAAAGTATTTCTTTAACAAACTTCTCGTGCTTTTCGCAATCTTCTTTTGTCAAGAACTCTTTTCCATCATTTGCGATGTAAATAGTCTTAGTTATTTCTTTCATTTCCATATTGTTTTTTATTAAAGCCCCGAAGCGTATTCTCCGGGGCACAACCATTATTTACTAACCCTTGCCATTTATGTGTGGCTCACATTTATGAGGTGGTAGCAGGACTTGCACCTGCATGATAGGAGTTTTTCTTGGACTTTCACCAAGTAGTTTATTCATTGACATTGCGGTCTATTCGGCATTACCCGTTATTAACTCAGTGGTTTGAATTTCTTTTTACGGCTAACCGTAACACATTGACTTACCAACCTATCTATAAGAGCTTCACTTTAGCGTCTCTCGTTGTTCCGCCATACCACCATTTTCGCCCGCCCCATCTTCACAGACCGGGCAGGCAGGTTAACAAATAGTTCCCGGATAGGCGGTCAAGCCACACCGGGATAGTTAACTGTTAGCTGAAATTAAATCACTTAACCCGAACCTTTCACGGGACTTCTGCGTGAGCAGAGGGCTTTCGGTTAATTATATCAAGTCTAAAATCTTTGTCTTTGCAATAGCGTCCAGCTTCATGTCTTGAAGCCCCTGTTTCATGTATTCCGCCGCCTTTCTGTTGGCATCGTCCATGTCTTTTGCGGCTATTAGAACATAATACTTGTTCTCTTTTTCTTTCCCGTTTTCGTCTACGAAAATCTCAACAAGAGTAACCTTATAGAAGAACTCATCTTCCTGTTTCTCATTAACAATATCACGTATCTTACTCCGGCTGATTGCGAAAACATCACACTCACCGTTGTATAGCTCATTGCCTTTCAATTCCACATGACCGAAAAGCTCATCATCAGTTATGTAATGTTCGGTGACTTCCTTTTCATCGCCTTTCTCGTTAACCTTGTTTACTTTTAGCTTAAATTCGTACAGCATGATATTATATGTTTATAGGTTACACATCAGAACGGGAGGTCGTCTTCCCCGTCGGTCTGTAGGGATGGTGCATCCACCGTAGCCGCAGCATTCCCGGAACCCTCAAATTCATAAGGCTTGAAGTCTCCCAGGTAAACTTTTGACTTGGCTTCTGCTTCTGCCTTGTTCGCATCCTTATACTGCTTTGATAAGTATTGTTTGCAGTAATGGGTATTGCCGTATTGGCTCGGCTCTCTACGCTCATTAATATTAACGTTAAGATAGACGGCTTTTGCTTTCAGGTTCTCGTCCATACTTACATAAAGGTCGTTTTCTTCTATCGGAATGACAACGCATTTCTTATTCTTGATTGTTGCTATGCCTGCTTTTTCGAGCTTTAGCAAATTTACGCTTCCGGTTAAATTCATTTTTTATTCAGTATTTGATTAATGATTTTGTTTGCTTCGGTTATCCGTCTCTCAAATTCAGCGATTACGGCATCGTCCCTTGTTATCTCTACAATGTGAATGTTATGTTTCAGGAAAGGGCAGAAAACGACAAAATCAGCTTTGCTCAATCCTGTACAGGACATCTCCGCTTGTACTTGGTAGAAGTATAGAGGATTTACTGATTTAAGCGTATCGTTATCCTTAACCTCATTCATATACTCCATGAACTTTTTAGGAGTTGGGCATTTTATTTCCACCACCTTTCTTAAGCCGTCTTTAATTGCTATGCGGTCGGGAGAAGCGGAGAAGTAAGGTATTGTAGGGTGCTGTATACTTTCGCACTCTTCAAGTTCGAATCTTGTGACAAGCTGGTAACGTTCGGCGGCAAAATCTTCATTTTCGTGTCCGAACTCTATAAACTTGTTGTTGATGCTTACCTGGTTTTGGTATATCTCAAACAGATAATCATCTTCAATATACTTAGGGAGTAGGTTTCTTTCTGCTGCGACTTCATATATATATGAAAAGGCTGTCTTCCCAAACAGCTCCCCTTTCTTTCCGCTTGTCATTAAGTCCCCGATGCGACTTCCCGTAAAGTTCCCCAGGCGTTGGCGAAGCCATCCAAAACTACCCTGTTCAATCATTTTGTCTCAGTATTAAATAATTCGCCTGTATTTTCATCGACAACTTCCGCTTCCTGCAAAGCCTCTTTCATTGCATTGCGTCTGGCTTCCTCATTGTCGGGATTATCATTGTACGACACTTCGGCTTCGTCTATGTCGGTTTCTGCCAGGTTATCCTTTATAATAGCCTGGTCGAATGTTTGGGCACGTTGCATTTCAATACTTAAGATACCAAACTTAGAAAGTAGCATTTTTAAAACTGTCTTCTTTGCCATAGAGTCAAAGTCGGTAGACCATATGCCTGTGCCGCGTTTATACGTTTGTGAAAACTTCCTTCCGTGTTTTTCACAATCTTCCTTGCTCATATAGAGAAATTTCTCAAAACCGTTGATGAGACTGAAATAAGCCATATAGCCTACTATCTTATCAGAAGAGCGTTCTCCAAATTCATATTCTCCGGTAAATCGGTTCGACTTCTTTATCTCCCCCTCATATATCTCATTTACGTTTATTGTCTTATATTGACCGCTACGCATAGCAAGTTGAACAAAACCTCTCCAGCCCATTTGAAATTGCGCTTGATTGCCGTAAGGGACAACGTAAGCAAATCCGAGATTGGGATTGATAGGTAAATCTAAAGTAGCTGCTACCACAGCGGCATTCATGATAGACTGTGGTTCTGCCTTTTGAAGCAATGTATTGCTATTGGCAACCGCTACTATCGAACTGATAAATCCCGGCGCTTTCTTTCCGAGAATTTCTTTGAAACGTGCTTTCACATTGTCATTCGCAAGCATTGATTTAAGCTGCGGGATTGTCGTTATTGTACTCATTATAAATGTTTTTTTAGTTTAACAATATCTTGGTAGCCCTTGACTAACGCAAAGAAGCATCCTTTCGTCTTCGAGTTCGTCAGGTGTATAATCATATTGATTACATTCGAGTTCTGCGCGCAACGCCTCAATGTCTACCTCTATAAGCTGAATGATTTCTTCTTTTGAAGAATAGCCATACTTGGGAAGATAGTCCAAATCGCAAGCTTTGACTTCGTTTAGCTCCTTGTACAGTTCTTCAAGTTCATTTTCCATTGTATTGTGTTTTTAAACCGCCCGTACAAGGTTAAAGGGAAGCGGTGCGCACTTCGCTTCTCTCACGGCTTTTAGAAGGTCGGCTTTCGTATTGCTTCTTAGCCCCATTGCGTAGCCGGATTGGCATGCGCCAGCATTTTTAGCGCGGGTCAAGAGTTCTTCTTTTAATTCTTCAAATGTTTTCATATGATTGTTATCTTATCCTATCTGGATGTCTTTCCAAATGTCAATAAATTGTTTTGCCGAATATTCCGCAAGTTCGCGTGTTTTATAACAAAGGCGAGACCCGCTACCCGCAAGCGCATACGCATAATCGAAACGCGAAACGTAGAACGAACCGGAGAAAGCGAAAGAGGAAGGAGACATAATGAAATAGGGATAATACTTGTTCTCATCCGAGTTATCCCAGTCTGCTTTCCAGCCTTCATTCAGAGCTTCCGTAATAACTTCCATTTTATATAACGCAATGAAATGCCTGCGCATGTCTTTGGGTAAATCTGAAAAATCAGGGACACCTTTTCTTCCTGTTTCTTCCATTGCGTCTTCAAACGTTTTGATTCTATCCATTACGTTTTGATTGGCAAATATTTCTTTGCCGTATAGATTTTCAAGCATCTGCTTTCCTTTATTGTCCGCTTCTCTCCAAGCCTTTAAAGCGTTCTTTTTATCTACATTTAAAGTCATAATTGTAAGTTTATAGGGTTATAGAATAAATTGTTTCCACAAATCAATGAATTGCTTCCCGCAATAATTGGAAAGCTTTTCGCTTTTCAAACAAAGGCGAGACCCGCAACCCGCAGACGCATACGCACTAACGTAAAGCGAAACGTCGAAAGCGAAAGAGGAAGGAGACCCATTAGGCTTGAACCACGGATACCAGCGTTTCACGTCAGCATCGTATACATTAAGTTTCTGACCTTCATTTAGAGCTTCCGTAACGATAGCCAGCTTTTGATAAGCAATATCGTGTTCCGTCAAGCCTAACTCCAATAGCTTTTTCTCATCGAGTGGTTCCCTTCCCAACTCGTGGCAAGCATCAAGGTAGGTTTTCACTCTTTCTGTAACGTCTTGTGAAAAGAAATCTTTTCCAAAGGATTCTTCCAATACTGTTTTTAGTTCTTTTGAACCGCTCCGATATAGTTCACGGGCTTTTTGTTCACTTAATTGTAATGTTTTCATATGATTGTTATTAATTGGTTTCAAGAAAAACCGGACTATCTTCACAGACCGCCCGGCTACGACTAAACAAATACTTCATCTGTAGTGAAGATGTTGCGACACCCGGACTCGAACCGGGACGAGTTGTCAAGCTCCACACATCTAAGGTTTGACATTCCTATCATAGAGTGCTGCGTCTACCATTCCACCATGTCGCAGTGTTTCCCGACCAGCACGTGGACGGGACTGTTTATATTAAAATATATCATGAATTATTCACCCTCACGGGCTTATTGAGTAATTTTTAAGAAATCAGGAGAAATCCCATATAAGGGCGTTTTGCCATCCCATTTATCAATAAATTGTTTGTATAAGATTTCTTTCGTCAATCCTCTTGACGTAATTAGAGCCTGTTCTGTCTTTAACTGTTCAAGCTCATTTCGTTTTCTCTGTTCTGCTATTTGCTGGTCTAACACTGAGATATTGGTATTAACCTCATTACGGCTATCAATCTTTTCACGTACTGCTCTTGAAAATTCAAGCTGCGCGGAAAAAGTCAACAATTGAAGCCCTCTTTTCTCAAATTCTTTATCTACTATCTGTTCCAGCCGTTTTTCAAAAAGAAGAGAACCGCCATCAGCCATCAAACTGTCTGTCTTATGTTTCCGGCTTTCTTCTTTTATCAAGTCATAAATACGCGGTTCAAGTATGTTGTCTTCAAGGCTTTGCATAAAACCATCTTTCCCGGATTCCGTATCGGCTTTATCTATATGTTTATTATCGAATACAACATCAACAGCCCTATTTTTTATAACTTTATATGAATAGGTGGGACGTGCATTAAATTCTGTGTTATCGGCAGCTTTCAAAGTGACAGGTTTGGCAAATTCACCTCTTTGGTCAAATAATGGGACTTGAAACAACTCTGTACCCCATTCCCAAGTGGAAACTCTACCCGATACCACCTTGAAATCCTCTTTCCCTTGCTTACCGTAGTTCTCCATCAGAACCCCAGCATAGTTAGGGGCTACTCTTTCGCAAGAAGCGAATACCAATAAGGTCATACAGACCAATGTCAGATTAATCAATCTCTTCATTTTTTAAGTTTTTAATTAGTTTATAAAAAAAATAAATTGTAGTGGCTGATATTACTGCTACACCCAGCCAAGCGTGTAGGTGATTAAAAATCCTGTTCCCAATAGCAATTCCGATAATCAAAAGTGCTATTAATTTGATGTACTTATTCATAATTCTGATTATTTGGTTATTATTGTTCCCGTGAGCGTTCCGATGGTTGCCTTACTACTCTCAAGCATCTATTGAGAGCCACGGGAATTCTCTATTTTAATTCTTGAATTTGTTTCATTATATTAGATACCTCATCTGCATTAACATAACCAATTACATCATCTGTAATTGAGGTATCATAACAAATAGCACCATCTTTAAGGACAGCAACCTCATAAGTATCTATACCGTTAGAATAGAACATATCTCCTTTTACAACACTTATTCCATAGCCATTATCAAACCGCATTACAGCGTGTTTTGCCTCCATGTATTCCTCACGAAGCGGAGAAGGAAGATGACGTGCCTCCTTGCTAAGAGCATGTGGATTAAATACCAAATCCGTAAATGTTTTTACCTTTCTCATATCATTATTCATTAAGCATTGCTCCCTTCAACGCAACAATACGTGTTTAGCTTTCAGCGTGCCCGAATTTGACGGGAAGGGAGTATATAATAGTACCAGCGATAATGACGCCCAAACATCATACTTTAACGGTCAACGGACGATTTTCCGCGCTGATACATAGACTACTATTGTAGTATGTTCATTAACTTAATCACGCTGCTGCCTTATGCTCGTATTCACCTCTCAATGAACAGTCTTCGCAATCGGTTGCTTGCACGCTATACATCGCCTCAGCTATGTGTATATATAGATATACTGCTTATCAGCGCAGGCTAATTTTACGTGCCCTGAACACGACTTCATTTTTGAGGGTTAAGTCTCCCATCCCGAATGTTTGGCTCATCGGTTTCGCCTATAATGCTCCCTCTGCACGACTCGAACGTGCGACCTTCGCTAACCGGAAATTACCGGATACTAAACCTTCGAACAAGTAACCATAGCGATGCTCTGCCTGGCTGAGCTAAGAGGAAGGAGCGTTGTTCACACAACGCGGTTTTAATAGTCAAGACTGTCGTAATACTGCTTGTTGCTCATATACTCGGATACTACCGCCGACCGCGAGCTGTCGTTTATCCGGCTTCTGATGAAGTCATACTTATCGGAACTCATGCCAGATAATACATCATCGTTGTATTCTACACGGCTGCTGTATATACATCCCGCCATGATTGCTATTATTAGAGCAATCCGAAGAGCAAGCCGAGAGGCTCTGTTTAAATCGTAGGTTTTCATCTTTCCAAATATTTAATCAATTCCGATTTCTTAAATCGAAGAAGTCTGCCGTTCTTTGTATGAGGAATATTAGATATATTGTTATATAAAGTACCAACACTGCACCCAAGAATATTAGCAGCCTCTCCTACCCCAACCCATTCATCCGAACATTCAATCACTGTTTCCTCTACAATCCTTTTCACATCCTTGCGCATAAGTTTGTACAGTTCTTCTGCTAATATTCTTGCTTCTGTGCGAGTCATAACTTTTTAACGGCTGTAATTGTAATTTCCCATGTTTTCGTATTAATAGACACTTTATACCTCTCTACATCCGGTCTTGGGTCTGCTAATGCGGCTCTATAAGCAACAGCTCTCGCCGAATCGCAAGCTCTGTAATCACTTAGACGTACAGTAAGCGAAGTCCCTGGTTTAATCTTCAAAATATCTTCTCTTGTTATTTTCATATTATCTATTATATAAATTTTCTCACTTTATTTGTTTTTTCATAGAAAATAGCTATATTCGCCGACATAAAAACAAATACAAGCGGCTTTTATGGTTGCTTCTATTTTTTATGTCTTGTTGTTGTCGTTCTTTCGTTCTAACAACAGTGCAAAGATAGTGACTTATTTTGTTACCACAATAAAATAGTAACTTTTTATGCTACTATTTTATATGTTATAAAACATGTTTTGTGTAAAGTTTTGATTAATATATTGTTATGAGTAAGTATGGAAATACAATAACGCTAATATTGTCTGCAATATCTATCATGGTATCTGTGGCGGCTCTATGTAGAACATATCCGCATACCTCTGATTTGGGAATGGACTATCAAGGGGTGATAGTGGGAATGTTAGCGCTGCTTGTAACGATACTTATCGGGTGGCAGATATACACCGCAATAAATGTAAAGGAGGAATTAAAAGATATAAAAGACTTAAGGAGGGAAATAAACAAGCAGGAAAGAGATATATACATACGTTCGACAAACAATCTGTTTGAATTTCAATCTGCAATGTTTATGATGTATGACAATAAAAAAGAGAAAAGCAATTCTGATATATTTCAGTTGTATCTTCATGGAATATCATCTATATATCATTTGTGTAGCCTGGGAAAACAGAATGAATGTACGAGTATAGTCAATATCTTAATTGCAAGAAAATCAATTTTAATGTCGGAGAAATTTCAGAAAGAGCAAATTGATTCTTTAATGGACATACTTCTTTCAGCAATGGACATTTCAAAAGTTGAGAATGCTGTTCTTTTAGTAAACCTACTTTCGGTTGCTCCAATAAAGAACGCACCTTAAATGTATCTGCATAGATTTGATATATTGATTTCATAACTAATAAATTAATTAATGATAAGATAAAACTAAGCATGCAAGAATTAAAGACAATAGAGATAACGAAACAGCAAAAAGAAGAGCTAGTCTCTCTGATTCTTGACATAAAGAATCACCGTTTGATAGATGGTTTTCAGGATGTAGTTCATCTCGTTTCTTGTATAGTTCCCGAAGTTCGGCATCCTCTACCTTGTGGAGTATCATAGCGCACTCCCTCAGCTCTTCCAATTCTTTTGGAGTGTATCTTATCGCTCTATGAGAGAGGAAATTGCTGGTCTGTTTAGTTATACGGTTTTTCTGTTTTGGCATATTTTTCATAATTCGTTCTTTGAAATGTTGTACAATCGGTTATTATTCAAATTCAATGTATAATATCTATTCATTGTCTTAATATTTTATATATTAAATTATCACGCACGTATGTGTTTATATACGCTGTGTAATCCCATTCTCTCTGTAAATAATATATGTTCCCAAAATAGAAATATCATAAATAAGCAGCGTTAATGGGATTATCAAACGGATTTTCATAAACAGGATGCTTGGACACTTTGAGATTTGATGATTCTACACGCTTCTTGTGATTATAAATAACGTGCTTATATTTCTCGGTAGTCCCTCTGTCGCATATAGAGTAAGAACAAGGAATGACAATCCATCCGCTTCCGTCTTTGGGGTTATAGATAAAATGTTTCCTTCCCGTTCTTTTGCGCCACTCCTCAATGGTGTTGGCATTCACGGTATGGATAACCATTTCCCCGTGCGCCCTTGTCTTGGAGATTACTCCGTTTCGGAACATTTCATTCATCAGTCTGTGTGCGGTACTTTTGCTTGAACCGGATATATTTCCAAGTTTGCGCAAAGTCAAATCCTTGGTAAGGGCACAACGTTTTTGTTTCGGTTTCCCGTTACTCTGCGGAAAGTTGTCTCTATCAATAGAATTGACTGCACAAAGAAGCATAATACAGTTCAGCTCATGCACAAGCATGCGAATTGAATATTCCTTCTTATTCAGTTTATAGCAATAATCAGAGGTGTAAATAAAAGGCGTACGCCCTATTGACCTTTTGATTTCCTTGCTTTTAAAAGTGTTTGCAAGAAAGCTGCCTCCTTTTACGGAAAACAGAAAACTGTCGTTTAATGCTCCGTTAATAAGGCGTTTGGCTTTATCGTGAGAAATATGAAACAGTTTCATCACTTTATAAGGGGTTACATCGGTAAGTACAGAATTTGAATACAGACACTTGATGCCAATAGCAAAGGCAAGCAATTCTTTTTCAGCCTTGCTTGCCTTGTATCTTTTGATTATATCTATTGGTATATTAAGTATGTCCATTGACCGATTGTATTTTATATAAAGAATGAATCCCGTAATAGGTAGCAGCTATCACAGGATTCATCTCATATAATTAGCCCGGAAAGGGATAATATAAACTATGTCATTCAACAACTGCTACTTGTTACAGATGCAAAGATAGTAATACTTTTTGTTACCAGCAATATTGTAGTAACAATTTTGGTCACTGATTAAAAAAAATATAAATTATGGAAGCGTTTAACGATTACACTTATCGTTTTTTAGAGACGATAGAAAAGTTGGAACTTACCGATTACAAGGTGTGGAACACTTTGGAAAATCTATCAAAAGCCACCATGTCTAAAATAAGGCGTGGAATATGCGGTGTATCTATGAATACGTTGCAAGAGTTTTGCCAAACATACCAAGTCAACGCCAACTACATCCTCACCGGCAAAGGACCTATGTTCATAGAAGATGAAGATAGTGGTTCGAGTCAGCAGGACACAGATTCCGTGTCTCTCTCTTACGATGAGCTGTCAAGGCTGTATGAAACAACCGTTTCAAGATATGAAAGGCTTTTTGGTAAACTGAAAAAACAGTTTAACGAGCTTGAACAGACTATTGCGAAAGCAAGAGACGAACTTGAACAAGCGCTTTTAGACGTAAAAAATGTATTGGAAGAAAAAAAGACAGCTTAAGAACAATCCCTATTTTGTAGGGGCGGTTCTTGCTTATTCTTAAAATCCGGTAACTTTTGAATGTAATATATTCATTTTATAAACCGGATGTTTATGGTGCAGTTCAGATTTATGCGTTTCAAAGTCTTTTTCCAATACGGAAATTCTTTCGTGGGCCAATTCAAGGTCCTCGGATAGTCGTAGTAATTGTTGCGTAAGAATTTTAATTTGCTTCATCATACAGGGCGCAGAAAGGTTAACTTCTTCCATGATATTACTTTGTTTATTAAAAAATGATAGTTTGTATAACATATAACATCATTGTTCAATAAATGTTTTGAATATTAATATGTTATTAAGCATGTTTTTGTGAAATAAAATTATTACTAAATATTTAATGAAAAAAAATACAGAACAAAACGAAAGGGCGATAGACAGGCTAAAGGCATTTGCTCACTATGCAAGGTATGAACTGAAAATTGTAAAAGGATATAGCTCCTTTGAAGTATACTGTAATATAGGAAATGGATATATCAGTAATTCGGATAAAAGTGGAAAAGGCAGAGGAACGATAGGAAGTGATATAATATCCCGGATTTCCGAAGCATTCCCTATGCTTAATGTTAAGTGGCTATGTTCTGGGAAAGGCAATATGATAGATGATACCTGGAAATACGAAGAACAGATTAGCAAAATAAAAAAGATACTATTGTGATACCATGCAGTAATAAACCTATATAACAATGTGATAATCAAATAAATAAGTTTTATAACACAATCCCAAGCGGATCACTCAAACAAAAAGCAATTTAACGTAAACCGCTGATAATCAAACATTGTCAGCGGTTTTTCTTTTCTACAAAACGGCAAATTGAGGCACTTTACGGCATTTACGAGGTGGACGAAAAGGTGGACTTGATTTCCGGTCTAAAAAAGTCCACCTTTTTAGGTTCTATTTCATTGAATATCTGTGTTTTGCATAAATCCAACTCGCGTTAAAAACAGTAATTTTACAACGTCAAAAACAAAGAGTATGGCCATGCAAAACAACTCATTTTCGGTGCTGTTCTTCATCAAGAAATCCAAGCTTCTAAAAAATGGAGAGGCACCCATCTGTATGCGTATTACAGTGAACAGCAAACGCGCTGAAGTACAAGTCAAACGGAGTGTGGAACCGGACAAATGGAACCACTTGAAAGGATGTGCTGTCGGAAAGGACAGGAAACACCAGGAAATCAACCTCTATCTTGAAACGGTTAGAAACAGGGTTTTCCAAATACACCGACAACTGGAGGCGGACGGCAAGCCCATTACTGCCGTAACCATCAAGAACATCTTCTATGGAGGGTATGACTCACCCAAAATGCTGATTGAAACATTCAATGAGCATAATCAGGAGTACCGGGAACTGATGGACAAGGAATATGCAAAAGGGACGGTACTGCGTTATGAACGGACGGTCCGTTACCTGGTGGAATTCATGCGCGAACAGTACAACTGCGCCGACATTCCTCTCAAATCCATCAATTATGAGTTCATCACCAAATTCGAACATTTCATCAAGACCCAAAAGGGATGTGCCCAAAATGCTACGGTCAAATACCTGAAGAACCTGAAAAAAATCACCAAGACCGCCATTCTGAAAAAGTGGATCAATGAAGACCCGTTTGCCGACATCCATTTCAAGCAGACCAAGACCAACCGGGACTTTCTGAATGAATCTGAACTTCGCCGCATTATTGCCAAAGACATCGACATCGAGCGTCTGCAAACCGTACGGGACATTTTCATCTTCTGTTCTTTCACCGGACTCGCCTTTACGGATGTAAAGCACCTGAAGGCTGAACACATCGTGCAGGCTGACGACGGACGTTGGTGGATCCGCAAGGCCAGGGAAAAAACGGACAACATGTGCGACATCCCCCTTCTGGATATCCCCCGACTGATTCTGGAAAAATACAAGTCGAGACCGGGCTACTCTGAAAGGGGATTCCTGCTGCCGGTCCCTTCCAACCAGCGCATGAACGGGTACCTGAAAGAAATAGCCGACATCTGTCACATCAAGAAGAAACTGTCCACACATATCGCACGCCATACATTCGCTTCCTTGGCCATGGCGAACAAGGTTTCATTGGAGTCCATTGCCAAGATGCTGGGGCATACGGATATACGTACCACCCGAATCTATGCAAAAATCATGAATTCCACCATCGCATTTGAAATGCAGACCTTACAGGACAAATTTGCATTGCCAACCCATCCATAACGGTAAAAACCACCCTCACCTCAACAACGGGAGTAGCCATCCAAGGTTATTCCCGTTTTTTTATTCCCTCAAACAGACAGCGGTTCTTCAAGTATCCATCCGCAGATATTCCTGATTCTTCCCTGCAAAGATAGCTTTTTGCCTTGTCGCAGGCAAGGCGGCCCTTGCGGGCTGGTTGGCAGGAAAAAATCATCCTCACTCCGTTCCGGTATTTTTTCCGCCAAGCCTTGCTTTGGACAAGGCAAAAAACAGGACGGGGCATGTAAGAAACAGGAATACCGCGCTCCAAGGAGCCGGTCATGTCAAATTTAATCCATCAAGAATCATGAAAAGATACCAGTCTTGGAAAGGTTTTCCGGAATACGTACCGGAAAGCGGATGTGCCTATACCGGCAGGGAAGAACAGGCGGACCGGTCAATTCCGCCATTTGGAAATAACCCAGTCATTAACGCCACAACCCTTTAGCCTATGTTGTACTATCGGTTCAGGAACTACGAAGAGTTCAAGGAAATTTTCGCAGTGGAAAAAAGAAGCAACGGCGCAGAGGTCAGAAAGAACAAGATCCTGCTCAGCCATCTGAAGAATGCAGCCCTGCTGAAATATTGCCGGGAAAGGAATGATTTCACCTTGCTTGACATCAAGGACATGGCTCAACTGCAGCAGTCTGTCACCGATGCCGTATGCAGTTCCGGCAAGCGAGATGATTCGCTTCCCCACAAGGTGGAGCTGATCGGATGCACCTACTGGTCCGGGCAGTACCGCACGGATGAATCTCGCGGTATCTGTGAAGACGGTGACTACGGTTCCATCCGCTATGTCAATATGGAACGCAGCAGGGTGTTCAAGATGAAGTCGGCCAAGTTCCTGAGAGCCGTCATGCTGGAGACCTCCGTAGGAAAGGTCCTTTCCCCGAGTGTCGTGAACTGGCTGTGCGGGGACGTGTTCACCAAGCAGTGGTACACGTTCACCCTGGGCTGTACGTCCAATATGGAGCTGCATGTGGACAACAACTTCGAGGCCATCTATGACAGCTACCGGTGCAAGGGAGACTTCAACTCCTGCATGACGGACAAGGACAGACATTTCTTCTATCTGGACTCGGTGAAGGCCAAAGCGGCCTATCTCAAGGACGAGGAAGGAAAGATTGTAGCAAGGGCTGTCCTGTTCACCGAAGTGACCGACCAGGACAACAGACGGTGGAGGCTGCTGGAGCGCCAGTATACCACCGGTGAGGACGAGATGCTGAAATACATGCTGGTCAACAAGCTGATCCAGGAAAACCGCATCGACGGATACAAGATTGTGGGGGCGTCCTGCCATGAAGCGAACGCATTTGTCGGCATTGACGGAAGTTCACTTTTTGACCGCCGGTTTGAGATAGACTGCGACCTGGGCATGGACAATACGCTTTCCTATCAGGATTCCTTCAAGTGGTACGACTACGATGAAAGGAAGGCCTACAACTACAAGCATTCGGAAGATGACTACCTGCTGGACACGACCGACCGGAACCTGAACGGCGATGACGACGAAAGCGACGAGGCATGGGATGAATACCACCAGCGCTACTGCACGGAAACCCGGGTCTGCTACATGCAGGGACGGGAAATCGAAGTGGATGTGGACGACCTGGAGGATTTCAACTACATATCCTCCTGCGGTGATTATTACCATCACGATGATACGGTCTGCTGTGACTGGTGCGAAGGCTACTGCCTGACAGACCACTCCGTCTACTCGGAAATCACCGAAGAATACTATTGCTGCGAACAATGCCGGGAGGATGCCGAAAGCAGCCACAAGGAAAACTACTGGCATTACTCCGAATATGACAAGGCCTGGTTTGAAGATGCGGACGAACTGACGGAAATCCATATGTGGAACCCGCAGGAAGAAGCTTACCAATCCCAGACCATCCATGTGGATACCGTGGAAAGTCTGCTGGATAACGGGCAGGCGGGCTGTTTCGATGATGAATACTACGACCTGCTGGATCCGGAAACCGGCCTTCCACTGAATTATTCCGATGATACGAACGCTTATGAAGAAGAACATGAATACGCAACTGTTGAAGAAGCTGTATAGCATATACAGCCCGAGCGGAAAGGAACAGAAGATGGTCCGCTTCCTCTGTTCCTACATCAACGGGCTTCCCGGAGAAATCAGCCTGGAAAAGGACAGCTTCGGGAACCTGTATGTAACCAAGGGAAGCGGAGAGTCCTATCCCTGCCTGGTGAGCCATCTGGACCAGGTGTCCCATTGCAGGCATTCAAAGGACTTTAGGGCCGTCGAAGCCAAAGGCATCCTCTTCGGCTATTCCCCGTCAAAGCGGAGATTCGAGAACCTGGGGGCCGATGACAAGAACGGCATCTTCATCTGTCTGGAATGCCTGCGGAAATACGATGTCCTCAAGGTCGTGTTCTTCCGTGAGGAGGAAACCGGGTGCAGGGGCAGTTCCCGGGCATACATGCCGTTCTTTGACGACGTGCGGTTTGTCGTCCAGCCCGACCGGAAAGGGAATTCCGACCTGATTACGGCCATCAGCTTCACGGAGCTGTGTTCCGGAGAGTTCATCCGGGAGGCTGCTCCCGAAAGGTGGGGCTATGCGGAGAACAACGGACTGATGACGGATGTCCTCACGCTGAAGGAGAACGGGCTGGAAGTGAGCTGTGCCAATGTCAGCTGCGGTTATTACAATGCCCATACGGACGAGGAAATCACCGTCAAGAAGGACCTGCAGAAATGTCTGGACTTCGTGGAGCATCTCATTGAGGACTGTACAGCCGTCTATGTCCATCAGGGGACAGATGCACTCTATGATTCCTTCTTCGAGTGCGAGGAGGAGATTCACGACATTCTGCACCGGCACCCGTCCCTGTCGCTGGAAGACCTCCGCAGCCTGTATTCCCCCTCTTTTCCGCGCCTGTCTGCAGAGGACTGGAGCCGGATCTACGAGGATTACCGGCTGGTATGGGACGATGTGCCGGATGACTCGGCTGACTACGGATTCCTGTCCTGCCATGAAACAGATGCATGAACGGACAAAAGGATATACAATCAAATCAAATACCGGTTCCACGGAACCGGAAGTTTCACCTAAAAATCAATGAGACATGAAAGAAAATGAAAGAATGAAGGATGTTTCCAATCTGGAAAAACATCAGGAAGAGTCATGGAACCGCTTGAAACGGGACATTTCCAGCAGCGCACACACCATCCATGAAATTGATGCAGGACGAGCCAGAGGGTACAGCCGTGCCCTGTTCGTCAGCAGCATCCTGAACAAGGTAAGCACCTATGCCGGCAAGGGTGAAGTGGAAATCGTGGAGAAGGCGGTGGACCTGATCCGGGAGTACAATGCCCGCAGCGGCAAGCCGGTCATCACGGCACGCAACCGTTTCTTCCAGCTGCCGGAAGTGGCCCGCCAGAACCGGCTGAAACTGAAAGAAATCCGGGAGAAGGAAAAACGGGAAGTGGCGTTTGAAGGGGGAACGCTGGTCTGGAACTACGAAGCCGACCGGCTGCAGATTCTCTTCGAAAACATTCCCAACGACGGGATGCGCAAGGAGCTGAAGGCTTCCGGATTCAAGTGGTCTCCCAAGCAGCAGGCCTGGCAGCGCCAGCTGACGCAGAATGCGGTGCTTGCCGCCCAACGTGTGTTGCACCTCAACTCGCTGTAGCCATGGACAGCCGAACCCGATTCATTGCAGATTCCCGCTGTTTCAGCGGGGTCTGCCAGACAATCATGTCAGACGGACTGCACAGCGACAGTAGCGGAGAAACGCTGGAAGAGCTGCGCATCCGGAAAGACAATCCGTACATCACGGCCCTGTCACCCCGCCAGATGGAAAAGCGGATGCGCCTTTACCGGCAGGCACTGTGTGCCCCCTTCGAGGAAATCACGAAGAAGGAATATCTTGAACGGCTGAACGTGCTTCCACCGATACGGAAGCGGGAGGACTCCTTCTTCCTGTCCGAGCCCTATTACGGGGAACTGGCCGAATTCTGCTTTACACGGGAAAACCGGTTCTTCAAGGGAATCCGGTCCGTCTGCACACCGCAAGCCATACTGGACAAGGAAGTGGACCGGCACATGGAACTGATACGGCGGAAGGCTTTCCTCCTCAAAGGGAAGGATACACCGGTCGGTGATAACGACACGGACCTCTGGCATATGACACCTTATTCCTTTTCAGTGGACGGCAAAGCACCGGTTTTCCTGTGCAACCTTGTCTACCGGGATGACCGCCGGCAGGCAAGGACAGATATGGCCCATACCCTGAAAAGCCTGCGGAACAGCCATTACCGGTACTGTTGGGGAAAAGGTACCTATGAAACACCGGACTGCCTGATGGACCGTGCGTTCCAGGAAGATCTTACCATCATTTCCGGCGGCTGCTTTTTCCAGTATCCCACCAACCGGGAATCCGCCACTTTCTTCGGGCAGGTCAAGGAGACCGGAGAAGAGTTCCTGTTCCGTATCTACGACCGGGACTACTTCCTCTATCTGCTGAAGCGGCTGAGGACGGTCAAAAGAGAGAATTGCATGGAAAACATTTCCGATTCATCCACCTTAAAAGCTATCCTGTAATGAAAGAAGGAGACATTGTATTTCTGAAACGCCCCTACAGGGGATACCGTGCCGTTGAACTGATTGAGAGACTGCCTTACCGCTGGCTGGTACGGGTGGTCGAGAGCGGCCTGGAGCTGGAAGTATATGAAGATGAACTGACAGCCGAAAACTGAAAAACAAAATGGTATAACTTAAAATATCCAATCCTATGAACCCTATATCGCAAATTACGGAGTTTCTGCCCAGATATGTCTGTCTATTTTATGTGGATTACCGGGACAGTCTGGATGAACATGAAGATATTCAGGAGAAATGTCTCCGGTCCAACAGCCTGGAAAGTCTGTATGAAAAGAGTTTCGAATGGTATGAAAGCCCGGAACAGGAGAATCTGGAGGAATATATGGACGAGACACGCAGAAATATGGAGAAAGCGGGTCTGTCCGGATTGTTTAAAGAACACGAGGAACAGATCCGTGACCTCATCTATGAGCGGAATGATTCGAATCCGGCAAAGGACCTGATACGGAATTCCTGCGACACCAATCTGTTCTATTCCCTCGGAGTAGAAATAGACGGTTACAGCACAGGCTGCCCGGAACGGGGTGAATCGGTATCCATGGCATGCTACAAGGTACGGCGTGCACTCCGCCTTCCCAAAGGAAAATTTGACGGACCGGTTAAAGGACTCGTTGAAAACGCTTCATACGGCGGAGAACTACGGATTTACTTCAATGCCCGGTTTGACAGACTCATCAGTCCCGGAAAGAAGGAGGATTTCCAACGTATCCGCTTCAGCGGAAATGTGGTGGTGGCCATCGTTGACAGCCGCAACGGTTCAGGTTATCACGTACACATTCCCTTGGACATCACCCTGCCGTTCTGCCGGGAGAATCTGTTTGTGGATTCACAGGTACATTATTCCTATGCGGTTGAGATCTGCGGCATGAGCCACGACTGGTGCCAGGCCACCCGGTGGGAGACGGACATGCGGCCCTTCAACGGTTCCATCCGGAAAAGCCGGATGACCGGATACCAACAGCAGGAAGAGGCTTATGAAAGGACTTTCCGCAGCGGACGATGCACATTCGGAGACATGAACTACAAGCGTCACCGTGACGTACGCTACTCCAACAACTATCCGGCCGGATGCCGCTGCCCTCATTGCGGCACATTCTGGATAGACTGAATATCAAACGATTCATTCACTTTTAAAATTCTATCATCATGAAAATCTGTTGTTCACAAGAACATTACGACAAGGTCGTACAGTATGCCAACTCCATCCAGGACCGGACATTGCAGAACTGCCTGGAACGTCTCCAGCAATGGGAAAAGAACGGACAAGGCTGTGAAATCGAACTTTATTATGACTCAGCCCCTTATTCGTTCGGATTCTGCGAACGGTATGCGGACGGAAAAATCGGCATTGTGGGCGGACTGCTGTATCACGGCAGCCCGGACCGGTCGTTTGCCGTAACCCTGGACCGTTTCCACGGATGGAGCATCCATACGTAAACCGCATCCGGATTGCGGCATGAGGCATACAGGAGAGGAACATCATCTCCACCTGTATGCCTCTTACCTTATATATATGTATCACCATTAAAATCATTTGTCTGATGAAACTGAACTATAACGAATGGCTGAAACTGGCTTTCTGGGAATACAACCGGTATCCGGATGAAGAACTGACGCGGGAACTGTTTCAGGAAACCTTCGGTTCCGTGCCGGGTGCACACTACTACGAGAAATGGGTCCACTACTACGAAAAGAACCTGTTGGGCATGATAGCCTATTTCAGAGGAGAGGAGGACAAAGGACAGAAGTTCTGTGACATGGTCGCCCGGCAAGTGGAGCGGTATGTACAGAACCGGGAAGCATACACGGAAAACAATCACCTATAACAACAAGCATATGGCAAAATTTGAATTATCCAACGAAGTCAAGCCGCTCGACCGAATCATCAGCCGGTTGGCCGGAGAATGCGGCTACGAAGTCCAGCAGGTGTTCAATGACCTGCTGCGGTATATCATACACGGATTCTCACCGGGTGCTCCACCCCTGAAGGACTGGAAATACAAGCGGCAGCAGAATATGGCATTCCTGGAGATGACCCGGGAATGGGTCGGCATCATGCAACGGCAGACTGCCCTGTCCGGCTGGTTCGATGCATTCGGGGAGCTTCACATGGCCTACTGTTCAAAAAGCGGGCAGCAGTATCTCGGCCAGTTTTTCACCCCGGCTTCCATCTGCGAGCTGATGGTCCAATGTACAAGGACTGAGAAAGGCACTACGGGCAAACGCATCAGTGACCCGACCTGCGGAAGCGGAAGGCTGCTGCTGGCCTACCATGTACATTTTCCGGGCAATTACCTGGTCGGTGAAGACATCAGCCGGACCTGCTGCATGATGACCGTATGCAACATGCTGATTCACGGGTGTGTCGGTGAGGTCATCTGTCACGACAGCCTCATGCCGGACAAGTTTACGGACGGATGGAAAGTCAATCCGACCCTGCAATTCAGCGGTCTGCCTTCCATCCGACGCATCAGCAAGGAAGAATATGCTGACAATCATACAGCGGACAATCAGATACGGCATCTGTTGAATGCTGCAAAAGAACTGGAATATCTGGAAAAGAACCTGCCGCCTTCTTTATGGGACTGATGACCGCAGATATTCAAAACCGGATATCCAAAGAAAATTATGAATCAGAATGCAATGTAGAATAAATTATATAACTTTGCGCTGAAGTTTAATTTTGTATATGGATAAAGATAAAAATCTGAATAGGATCAAGGCTGTTTTGGCAGAAAAGCATGTTACCAGCAAATGGCTGGCAGAGCAGTTGGGAAAGTCAACCTGCACTGTCAGCAAATGGTGCTCGCAAAAAACGCAGCCGGATTTGCAGACCATCAATCAAATTTCCAAATTACTTGATGTAAAAAGAAGCGAACTTATTGTTGATTGAACCGTTTTGTTTAATATGGGACAATAGGATCGCATAAAAACATTCAAAGCATATGAGAATCAAAGAGGTCAATATAGTCAATTTCAAAGGTTTCCAGAACGAGACAGTCACTTTCAATGGAAACCTTACGGTTGTCATCGGAAACAACACGGCCGGTAAGACCACCTTGCTGAAAGCGCTTCAAGTGGGTTTGGGAGCTTATCTGCAGAGCCTGAAAACGCTTCCCGGTGGAACTTCCTATCGCCGCAATTTCAGTTCACTCGACAAATTCATGAGATTTGACCAGGAGCTGAGAGATTATGTTCCCAATACAGAGAAGCCCAGAATAACCATCCATGCCGATTTTCCGATAACCACATCTTCGGATGGGCATTGTCCTGAAGTGTCATTTATACCCATCCGTTGGTACAGGGAATATGCAGGCAATTACACCACACATACACGCGTTTCGGCAGGTGAACTGATTGATGCGGTTCACCGTATGGAACATTTAAGGAATGAAGAGAAAGAATACTCCATTTATCCGTTAGTCCTTTCCTTTGGAGCCAAAAGGACCAGTGATGCTCAGGCCAAAAGCAAGTCTACAGTCAAAGAAAGGGCATCCCGAATTGAAAAAGCCTACAAATTTGCCTTGCATGACAAAGTGGATTTCGAGGGAGCCATGGAGTGGTTGAAGCACTACGACAAGAATATCAAAGACAGGAAAGAATTTGAAGGCACAAGAGAGGCTTTTTTTGAAGCTTTGCAGCTGGCCATTCCAGCCTTGTCTGAGATAGATTTCGACAACGGAGAGATTGAAGCCGTGGTCAGCGTTACCGGACATACCCCATCCCGTCATCACTTTTCCTACATGAGTGACGGACTTCAGTCCATGATCAACATTGTCGCTGAAATCGCTCACCGCTGTATTGAACTGAACGGTTTTCTAGGACAGCATGCAATCAAGATGACTCCCGGAATTGTCATGATTGACGAAATAGACCTGTATTTGCACCCGCACTGGCAGAAACATGTCTTGCAGGATCTGACAAATGCCTTTCCCATGATACAGTTCATCGTATCCACGCATAGCCCTTTCATTGTTCAAAGTCTTCAGGAAGGACAGCTTGTAAGCTTTGACCCAAATGTCCTGACCTCTGGAGAACCCTTCCGGGAAGGGCTGGAGGATATCACTTCAGAACGTATGGGATTGCAGCAAGATATCCGGAGCAGACGCTTCAATGAAATGGTGGAAGTTGCATCACGCTTGTTTGAAGCAACCGATAAGGGAAGTGCGGACAGAGATGAGCTAAAGGCTCGCCTTAACGAAATCGAAGCGGAATTCAGCGATGACCCGGCCTATCTTGCGCTGGTCAAGACGGAACTTAAAGCAAGGCAGAAACAATTATGAGACCTGTTGAGAAAAAACGACCCGGAGAACTGATCTGTTACACGGATTCGAACAACCAAAAGATAGAACATCGGATAAAGGAACATTATCCTGATTATGGTGATGCCAAGTTCCCTTTGAGTGCCAACATCGGTGCTTTTTGTTCCTATTGCGAGGGATGTGAAAAAATCCCCACGCTGGATGTGGAACATCTTGCCGCTAAAAGTAAAGGTGGAGCTGAGACAGCATGGGATAATTTCCTGTTGTGCTGTAAAGTCTGCAACAGCAATAAAGGCACAAAAGTGGATGCCGATTGTCACTGGCCTCATTTGAACAATACTTATTATAGTCTTATCTATGATGAAACAGGGAGAGTTCATGTCAATGGCAATATGTCGGAACTGTCAAGGAAGAAAGCCCAGAATTTGTTGGACCTGATACAGCTTCAAAGATACCCTGGAACTGACAAGTCTCCTTCTCCGAAAGACTTCCGATGGAAATATCGCTTTGAAGCATGGAACAAGGCATCCAGATACAAAGAACTCTACCTGAAAGGTGCTATAGCAGAAGATGATGTAATAGACTATGCCCATTGTAACGGACAATGGTCCATCTGGTTTACCGTGTTCAAAGGTATAGACTCTATCAGACACCGGCTGATTACCGATTTTCCGGGTACCTGTGCACATTGCTTTGATGAGAACAATCATTATGAACCTGTTGAAAGGAATCCTGACTGTCCGGATCCAGTATGACAGCATCGAAACAGCCAATCTTTGACTGTGTATGAAATTCAAAAAGACGTGATTAACCCAAAACAGCATGATGGAAACAACAAACAAGCCCTTGACCAGCATAGATGACCTCATGGATGCCGAGTTCGGCAAAACCGGTACCCGGCAACGTGAAGCATTCCGTAAGGAAGCGTATGATTATTGTGTGAAGTCAAATTTGGAAAGAAAACAAAAGAAAATCAGAAACAGAATTCAGCAACAAAACAAAACCGTATGTATAATGAATGACTTACAGGAAAAAGCCAAGATCGGTTTTTATTGCAACCGGCCCTATGGAATGCGGATTGATTATGCTCAAAAGGGATTTGTTCTTTTCAACCGTTATGCCAATACGCTTGGCAACAGAGAAACCGGCTCCATTGAAAAACTTCCCTTGGAGAGTTTTGAAGATGTCAATGAGATTCCTTTGAACGGCATATTTGTCCAAAACGGGAACCATACTACGGACGTCTATTTCTACTCGGAGGAATCTAATCCGTACAGAAACGCGACGTTGGATTTGGAGGCACTGAAACAATACAACCGGTTCATCTATCCCCTGTCCATCCTTCTGAACCGGACATTGTAAAGCGCCAGCCGTGAACTGCATGATGCTTCACGGCTGGCGCTACATTCAGGGTACGAACAACCGTTCGTATTCTTCTTTCCTTCTTCTTTCTATGGACGGAATCTTCTTTCCTTTGTAATGGCAATATTTCACAAAGTCCGCATAGATATCCCTGTTACCGGATTCCAGCTTTCTGACCAATGTACTTTTGGGCATCTTTCCATAGCCGAGAAGCCGGTATGGACCCACCTGATAAGCAAGGCAAGCTATGATCAATGAATCTTTTCCCAAATGGCGAAAGAGGGCACACAGTTCCTTCAGATCCTTTCTTAAAAGCTGTTCCCCTTCCTTTCTCGTCAAACGGGATGGAAACCGTTCGCCCGGACGGATACGATGACCAAATGCCACATAGGGATAATGTTCCGGACCATGCCAACTTTCGTATTTCATGATACATTCAACAGCCGATTCCCAAAGCGGATTGACCGCATTTTCCTGGGCATTCAATCTTCCTGCAAGGATAGTCAGAAAGAGTGCCCAAAGCATACTGCGTCGTTTAGTCTGTCTTGTCATGCACCTCCTTCTTTATCCGGCTGCGGACTTTCCGTGTCATCCTCAGACTCCTCGTCGGCATGGTTGAAATCGAATTCCATCTCCACCCAATCTCCCCAGTTGTTCTCTACCACCACAACCAGATTCTGCGCTTCATTACACTGGGAAGTATAATACAGCCGGAATTTGGTATCTTCCAGCAGATAGCGGTCATTCGGTTTGAATACCGTCCCGTTCTCCAATTTCAAGGAACCCGTTCCATCGTACTGAAAATACCGGATGGTATAGACTGTTCCGTCAAAATCCCCTTCACTCTTCACTTCACAGCGTATTTCCGCCGTTTCACCATTGGCCAGCTGTTTGGGGACCGGCATGGTTTCCACCGTAAACGGGTACTGCTGCTGCACATCCAACTCCGAATCACAGGAGGAAACCGCCATCGCCAGTAATCCCATACACCACAAAACCAGCCAGCCGGCCATTCTTCTTTCGTTTTTCATACTTGTTGTCTTCATGTGTTTTCTTTCACTTTTATCAGATGTTCATTCAAATCCTTGCTTCCTTCATAGACTCCGGATCCGTCAGAAAGGCGGCTTCCGTACCGTTGGAGCAATTTGTTCAACGCTGACTGCCCGGCAGCATCCCTGTCCAGGTAGCACCGGATTTCCCGGTAGCTGTCCAGCAAGGCATACGACCTTTCCAGATTCGACACGGAGTTCAAGACCAGACAGTCTTCTTTCCCTGCCAGTCCCAGGACCAAGGCTGAAAGGAAATCCATCACTCCTTCAAACACGCAGCACTTGTCCTGCTTGTGATCTGAAAGAGGGACCAAGGACAGGTCCTTGGGAGAGATGCATCCCTTAAACCCGGGATTGCGTACCTCGTAGCCACCGCTCCGGTTGGCAAAGCCGATGGCAAAATACCGCTTTCCACGGATACTGTAGGATATTTCCCGGCAGTGCGTTTGGGCCAGAAACGGTGGTATTGCCCTTTTCTCCAAGTAATCCTTCAAGGCCGGATGGGACAGGCCGGCTACCTTCACCTGTTCGAAACAGGATGCCGATGGCTGCCGGGCAGACCTTGGCCGAGGAGCCAACGGCAAGTGTTCCGATTGACCCGAGAGAAAATCCACCTGCCTGCTGAAGTCCGTACTTCCCGTCAGTTCTCCGGCAAGGTGGAATATGTCACCACCTTTGCCGAGCCCAAAATCGAACCAGACATTCCGGTCTGTATTCACCTTGAACGAGGCAGTCCGCTCTTCCCGCAGCGGAGACCTGTACCATACATCCTGTCCTCTCCGGTAAGCGGGAGCAAACCCCAACCGGGTGAGCAGGTCGACCAAAGGCACCTGCCTGAGCTGTTCTATCTCCATCCTGCATCAATCCAGATAAAATCGGAATCCGGCACCGCACTGCAACTGGCAACGGTCCAGGCTGCCACCCCACAGGAAGCGTTCCCGCACGGAGGCGGTCAAGGCAATCCGGTCACTGAGGTAAACTTCCATTTCCAGGGTCAGGGCACCGCCATAGACAAAGGCATCCCCGTTCTTCAGCCGGGCCCCGTCATACAGTGTCCGTTCCGACCAGTTCAGCGTTTCGTATCCGGCCAATGCGGACACTCCCGCATGAAAGAAGAGGGTTTTCCCTGCATCGGATAGTAGTTGGAGATAATAGCCCCCTTCAGCGGTAAACTGCGCAGACGGCAAGGTGACCGTCCGGTAATCATGCTTCCGGTAGAGGTATTCCGCACCGAACACCCATCTGTTGCCGCCCTTGGCATGGGTGGTCACACCCAAGCCGGCAAAATAACCTGCTGAAGGAGCCATGCCTCCACGCATTTCCACGGCCTGCATCCCGGGCAGGCAGCGCTGGGCAGCAGCCTGCCCTACGGAGAGGGCAAGCAGGCAGACCAGCATACACATACACATCCACTTTCTCTTCATCGTACTTTCAGTTCGTTGACGGTTTCTGCACGGACAAGGTCTTCATTGACCACTTCAAAACGCTGGTGACGGCCACCTTGTTTCTCAAACATCTCGACCACCAGTTTCTTGTCGTCCGGTATCGTAAACTTGGGAAGGGCGAATACCGTACATTCCGAGTCCCTGCCGTTTACACGTGTCACATAATTATAGGCACGCAACGGATAAATCACCTGCTCCTGCATGGCGGTCCGCTTCACCACTTTCTTGTCCACGATCTTGAAGGTAATGAAGTCCACATCGAACGGTACGTGCGAGGTGTTCTTCACCTGGGTATGGAAATAGAGCAGGTCGCTGTGGGTATACATTCCCTTCAGCAGGAACTGGACCCCGAAACGCTTGCTGCCGATGTGGCGGATACGGCGCTTGTCATTCTCATGGACAGACTTCATGATCAGCCGGACCAGCCGGGGGGACTCGTTGTCAAGTTCTGTCAGGTAGATTTCCATGGCGTTGTTCGGACGGTTCACCGATTCCCCGTCATGGATGAAGTCACACATCTCCACATTCAGCAGCAGGGGCTCATCGGCATACTTGACATTGAAGGTGTAAAAATTTCCGTCTTCGGTAATGACCGACATGTTGGTCTCCTGCCGGAAATGGCGGGTCGTGGCTTTCACGCGGATGACATTCTCGGCACCGTCAGCCTTGCCGGCAATCAGGTTGGGTGACCCCAGGTCCACGTATCTCACCGGTGCGGGGAAAATGACGTGGACGGTCTTGTCGTACGTGATCTCCAGCCCGTGGGGTGGAATCATCCGGCTGAAACCGATTTTCCGGGTCAGTCCTTCATACAGATCTCCGTTGCTCTGCTGCGCCATGGCAGCCAGCATGCCCGTCAGGAGGGCAAATACCATAAGAATCTTCTTCATGTGCTTGGGTTTAACGATTGTTTTGATGTTCATTGTTTCTTATTGTTCCGGGGAATGGAGCAGCACCCGGTGTCCGGCCTTGAGCGTGACCTTGACCGTACGCATCCTTTTGGTGATATACTGCGAAACGCCCTGCAGTACGCCTTTTCCCACATCCGAAGCAATCTGGGCTCCGGCATCGGTGGAGATGTTGATGCTGCTGTTCATCGAACTGCCCATGTTGGCTGCAATTTCCCGTGCGGCATCATACTCCAGCGAATGGGGAATCAGGATTCCCTGCTGCCCGTCCGTATCATAGACTTCCAGTTCCACGGGAAGGATGCTGCCGCCCGCTTCCAGGGTATGGATGACGATTTCCAGCCGTTCCCCCTGGATCCGGGTTGCACCGACCAGCACGGTCCCTTTCGGGATGAACCGGTCTGCCACGGCCATGGGTTCCGTAAGCCGGAGCCGGAGAGCCTGCCCGTCGGATACGGTCTGCGTACCATGCACACAGGCGGCAATGGTATTTCCGGTTGTCACGGTCTTCCTGCCGACGGGGGTGTGGAATCCGGTATTCCGTTCACCGGCATAGACGGAAAGGAACTCCTCTTCCGTCAGGGGTGCGGAAAGGCTGGACACCACCTGGTTCTGCAGCCGCTTGACCGGCATGGCCGGACGGTCTTCCGCTTTTGCAGCAGGCATGGCGGACGGGGCTGCCTGCCGGCTGTTGTACCTGGCGGCCAGTTCATAGGACTTTTCCATGAGGGCTATTTTCTCTTCCATCCCCGGGGATGTTTCCTGTCTGTCCGCCTGCTGCCGTTCCAGCTCTTCGATCCTTTCCAGCAGTTTCTCCTTTTCTGGATCCGCCGCCGGTTCATAGATGCTCCCGAGGGTACGGTTCATCTGCCGGTATGCTCCGGCGGAGGAAGTGACCGCTCCGGCAGGACCTTCCATCCTTTCCGGTTCTGCATCCGGTTCCTTGGGAAAGGTATCCGGCAAACGGACACTGTCCTTCGGCTGTTCGTTCCGGAACATGGATTCAGCCGTATCAAAGAAGGTTTTCCGTTTTCGGCTTTCCTGTTCCAGCAATGCCTTCTCATAAGCATCCTTCTTGTTGCCTTCCAGTTCCTTGTCCTCGGGGGAAGGGATTTCGGTATTGAACCCTTTCCCCCGGTTCTGCCTGGTCTCTTCCTCCTTCGAAGGAGAAAATATCAGGTAAAGGCTGCCCAGGCACAGCAGGCCCATGAGCGGATATACCACGAAGCGGGCACGACGGCGCTTCTGTTCCTCAGTCAGCGGTTCCCCGTCCCTGCGGAACGGAATCCTGAACGGCTTGAGCAGCCGTTCCAGCTGTTTCTTGATTTCTTCTTTCTGCATCTTCGGTTATCGTTTGAATAAAATGTTTCCGGAGTGTGTCCTGTCGCATCCACAGATATTCCGTATCACGATTCCTGCCGTCTGTCAGAGGGGCAACGGCCGTACAGATACAGGAAAGGGCAAACGGGACAAACAGGATGCCTAGGACAATCTTTCGCTGTTTCCGGCCCAGCCGGCGGCAGAACAGTCTGAGTGCCAGGTCTGCCTGCCTGATCGGATTCCTTCTCATCGCTCCACACTCCTCAGGTCCTTGTTTTCTAGAATGGTCAGGTGCTCGATGATGAATCCATTGGGGTTGTCATCCGAACGGGAAGTGTTCTGGAGCTGGCACTCGGTGACCAGCGAACGCTCCGTCACGTTGCTCTGCCGGATGATCATCTGCCGGGCATAGGTACGGGCCTTGTAGGGGTAGGCGGAAAAGTCACAGAGGACGCTGTCCACCCGCACCGCCTGGTTGATGTTGCCGGATATAAGGCGGTTGTAATACCCCTTTTCGGCAAAATCCACATAATAGTGGTAGGCACTCTTGTCGGCCAGCTGGAGTGCACGGTTGATGTTGTGCTCGATGGCGTCTTTCTGCGGTGACAGGCCGAAGAAGAGTTCATGGAACCTGCGCACATGCTCCCGGGCTTCGGCCGGACGGTTCTGCGCCAGATCCTGCGAGAGGGCCAGCATGAGCGACTTGCCGCCGTCCAGCACATAGATCTTCTCGCGCTGCTTCTCCGCAAAGCGGTAGGAGTGCCACAGGGCGAAGACGGTCACGAGCGTGCAACATGCTACAAAGGCTGCCAGCATCAGACGTATCCGTCTGAAACTGCTTTCGATATTGGTCAATGACTTGAATTCCATCTGTTCATGATTGTTTTTCGGTTATTTTCCACGCAGGCGTCCTCCGATGTTGCCCAATGCTGAGCCGGCTGCGCCCGCGGCAAATCCTCCGGCCTTGGTTGCGGTACGGTTGATGTTGCGGCTGTAGTTGCCCGCTCCACCGGCCTGTACAATCCAGCCGGCCACGGTCGGTACGGTAAAGTAGCCGATGATGCCGATGAGCATGAAGATCACATACACGGAATTGGAGTTGTCCAGCGAATAGTTGGGATTGTTCTGGAGCTCCAGGATGTCGTTCTGAAGCATCAGCACCTGTATCTTGGCCAGCATGCAGCTGAACAGGTCACTCACCGGGAGCCACAGATAGACGGATATGTAACGGGTGAACCACTGGCTGAGCGTGGACTGGAAGCCGTCCCACACGCTGAAGGCGAAAGCCACCGGACCGAGGATGGAGAGAACCACCAGAAAGAAGGTACGGATCGTGTCTATCAGCAGGGAAGCAGCTGCAAACAGCAGCTCAAGCAGGCTGCGGAAGCCGTCGCGGATGCTCTTTTCCAGACTGTACATGCCCACTTCCATGTACATGCCCATCCGGGTGGCCATGGCATCGGGAGACCAGCCGAGTTCGTCTATCTGACGGTCGAACTCCTCATCGCTCACCAGGTAGGCCGTTTCCGGATTCCGCAGCATGGCTTCCCGTTCCAGCCGGTCCTTCTGTTCCCGGTACTGCTGCATGTCTATCGTCTGCCCCTCCAGCATCCTGTGGGTTCCCTGCACGATCGGACTCAGTACCGTATTCATCGTTCCGAGCACCAGCGTCGGGAAGAGCATGATGCAGATGCCGATGGCAAACGGACGTAGCAGCGGATAGACATCCACGGGTTCGGCACGGGCGAGTGACTGCCAGACCCGCACGGCCACATAGAACAGGGCACCGAGTCCGGCCAGACCTTTACCTACCGCCATCATGTCCCCGCACAAGGGCATCATCTCCTGATACAGGCTTTCCAGTATGGTATGGAGATTGGAAAAATCAACGGATAACAAAACCATAGGCTACCAGTATTTGGAGGTTTCACTTCCGTAGAGTGCCAGTACGCGGTCCAGATCGTTCTTCTTCCGGGCACGGAGGATACTCACGGCAATGTTCCGGTTCGTATAATAGTTCACCAGGTTGCGGTAGCGGCGCATGCTGGCATGACAGCCGTCCACCACATCCATCCGGTCCTTGTCCGTCATCGAGAGGGTACTGACATTGATGACCTGTCTCAGGTCCTGCAGCACGCCGTTGCTCTCTTCCAGCAGCCGGGTGTACCCGAAGGCGATGGCGTCCAGTTCCTGCGGGGAAAAATTCTCGTCGCCCAGCATCTTCCGGAAGTTCGTCACATAGATTTCCGACACATCGCCGACCATCAGGATGATTTCACTGACCTTGCGGGCATCCTTCACCAGGTTGTTCACGGATTTCAGCGCATCGTAGTATTTCTTGTACTGCTGGTAGATCTTCACTGTTTCCGCAAAGTTCTGTGCGGTATTGGTGGCCGTTGCGGAAGTGTGCACGATGTTGTCCGACATGTTGATGATGCTCTGGGCCAGGTTGCCCGGATCAGTCACCACCCATTGCGCCCGGACTTCTCCGGCAAGCAGCAGGGCTCCCATGCCCAGCAGGAGAACCGCTCTTCTCATGGCTTCACCTCCTTCCTTACATAGTCCCCGTTCGGGGAGAAGGTCAGTATGTCGGCCGCCTCGTTGTAGGCGACATCGATGCGATAGCCGGTGTTGATGAACAGGTTCCCGTCCTCTTCCACCAGCAGGTAGGTTTCCGGCTTCAGTTTTCTCGTCCTGCCGCTTCGGGAAAACACCGTCACCTTGTAGGCATCCCCTTCCTTATAGATAAGGACGTCCGGCTTGCCTTCCACACTGCTCCATGAACCGCAAAGGCGGTCGCAGTTCCTGTTTCCGCTGCAGCTCTGGAGCAGCAGCGTTGCCGCCCCGACCAGGCAGGCGGCCAGTCTGTACAACTGTCTGTTTTTCATGTCTTGTCTTTTCATGATGTTGTTCTTGTTTTGCCATCTGTTCAGAGTCCCTTCCCGCGTCCTTTCGGTTTGGCGACAACCGGTATATGGGCTTTCCGGCAAGGCTGCCGGTTGCGTAACGGACGTGAAGCCGGCTCCGTTTCCCGGGTTTGCCTTTTGCCGGTCATCCCCGCCATCCGTTCCTCCAGTTTCCTGCAGGCTGTCTGCGCCTGCTTTTGTCTGACGGTGTCGGAAGCACTCCGGTCTATAGCGTACCTGACCAGAAAAGAAGGTGTCACAAACGGGTTTTCCACATGTCCGGGATCGGCTTCCAGTGTCTTCAGTTTCAGCCATTCTTCATGCAGCCGGTCCAGATACGCAGCGGGCGGGCGGGTACAGAGGCGTTCGAAGACCTGCTCTACAGCCCGGGTCAGCCTGGCATCCACTTCAAGGATATCGGGCACGGAACCTTTCCGCCTCTGCTGTCTGTATTCCTCCGGATCCATGTCCTCCAGCTGCCGGTACAGTTCGTAGTCTTTGGAAAAGCCGTAGTGTTCACGGATATCCTGCGGAATATCCCAGCCGTTCATCAGGGACCAGTAGAAGCACTCCACAATTTCGCTGCGTTTCTGCGGGTCGGTTTCAAAAGGGTCATTCATGGTTGTCTTGGTTTAACAGGTTACTGTTTCTGGCGGCTTTCCTACGGTTGGCCAGCTGCCTGACAGCCAGCTGCAGATTGCCGTCCAGTTCTTCCGTCAGCTTCTGAAGTTCCAGCTTTTCCGATTCTTCCGTCGTATAGATGGCGTATTCCTCCTCGCTGACCTCGGTGGCATATACGGCCGAATGGGTACCTCCCAGTCCGATCCATACTTCACGGTAGATACGTCCGGGGTGGTTGGCCTGGTTGATGGACAGGATCTGCCCCCGTTCCTTGTCGGTCAGCCCCAGGAGTTTCTGGATATGGTCGAACTTGTTCATGTATTTCCGCTGGTCCAGCAGAATCTTGCAATCGCTGTTGTTGATGATGGCTTCCTTCACGACGGGCGAACTGATGATATCGTCCACTTCCTGCGTGACCACCACTGCCTCACCGAAATACTTTCTGACGGTCTTGAACAAATACTTGATATACCCACTCATATTGGCGGACATCAGCGCCTTCCAACACTCTTCAATCAATATCATCTTACGGATGCCTTTCAGACGGCGCATCTTGGCGATGAAGGTTTCCATGATGATGAGTGTGACCACAGGCAAAAGGACCTTGTGGCTGCTGATGTTGTCCAACTCGAATACGATGAAGCGCTTTTCGGTCAGGTCCAGTTCCTCTTCCGAATTCAGCAGGAAATCGTAGTCACCGCCCCGGTAGAAGGGTTCCAGTACGTTCAGGAAACCGTCTATGTCAAAATCCTTTTCACGCACTTTCTTTTCCTCAACCACCCGGCGGTAATCGTCCCGCACGAATTCGTAGAAGCCGTTGAAATCGGGTTTCAGCGTCCGGTCTTCGGCAATCCTGCGGATATAGGCATTGACCGCACCCGAGAGCGCCACCTCTTCCGAACGTTTCGGGGTTTCATCCTCACGCTTCCAGAGCGTAAGTATCAGGGTCTGGATGCTCTCACGCTTTTCTACGTCATACTGCCGGGTTTCCGAATAGAACGGATTGAAGGCGATGGGCTTGTCTTCCTCATAGGTCAGGTAGATGCCGTCCTCCCCACGGGTCCGGTTGTGGATCAGGTTACAGAGTCCCTGGTAGCTGTTTCCGGTATCCACCAGCAGGATATGGGATCCTTGTTCGTAATATTGCCGGACAAGGTGGTTCGTGAAGAAGGACTTGCCGCTTCCCGAAGGTCCGAGTATGAACTTGTTGCGGTTGGTGATGATTCCCTTCCGCATGGGCAGGTCGCTGATGTCCAGGTGGACCGGAACACCGCTCCGGCGGTCTGCCATGCGGATGCCGAACGGACTGGGAGAGCTGCGGTAGTTCGTCTCCGAGGCAAACAGGCAGACGGCCTGCTCCAGGAAGGTATGGAAACTTTCCTCGGCCGGAAAGTCACCGGCATTTCCGGGAATGCCCGACCAGTAGAGTACGGGGGTGTCAACCGTGTTGTGACGGGGGACGCAGCCCATCAGGGCAAGCTGGCTTCCGGTATCGTTCTTGATGCGCCGGAGTTCCTCGCCGTCATCCGCCCAGGCCAGCACGTTGCAGTGGCAGCGTACGGGAAGCAGTCCTTGGGTATGGGCTTCGTCCAGAAACATTTCCGTCCATTCATGGTTGACGGCATTGCTCCGGCTGTACCTGGACAGGGACAGCATGTTGCGCGAGGTCTTTTCCATCTGCTGCAGGATTTCCTGGGCATCGTCAATGAACACATACTGGGAATAGATGTGGTTGCACGAAAGCAGCAGCCCGACAGGAGCGGCGAACGAAAGCATGCAGTCACTGCGGTCGGTGGACAGACGCTCATAACGTCTGTCCGTAGCCACGCTTGCGGGCAGGTCCTCCGTATCGGAAAGGACATGCAGGCAGAGGTGTTTATCACCTACCCTCATCCGTTCGGGATCGAGGCAGATGTCCTGCAATACGGGAGGTCTGTCTTCCATTTCCAGGGCCAGGTACTTTTCGAACAGCCCGGGAGCGTCTTCCGTACCGACCAGCTCTTCCGTCCGCAACCGTTTCATCCGGACATGGCCGGAATCGTTCATGATACGTTCGAACTGCTCCACGGCTTCGAGGAACTTCACCACGGCATCCCAGTCCGTGATTTCCTTGGGGAGGATGTATCCCCGGCACAGGGTGCTGAAGTCGCTCCGGCGGCGGGTCCGCTCACGCGTGGTCTTGGTCAGGTACAGGAAACAGCGGTGCCGCAGATAGGGGCGCTCGTTGAAATGGCCGGCATAGCTCCGGGACAGGAAGCTTTCCGCAACGTCTCCCTCCGCAGAGTAGCTTTCCCGGGTGAACCAGTCCTGCTTGTACACGACCGAAAAGGCGGGAAGTACCTTGATGGCCTTCACCCAGGTGCCGTGCATGGCCTCGTACTCGGCGGATGTCACGGTATAGAGTTCGGGCAGCTCCACTTCATAGGCCACCGTAATGTCGCCATCCTTGCTGACGATGCAGTTGTTCTCCACAGCCAGGATCGGAAAGCGGCTTTCCAACTCAGCGATTTTCAATACGCTTCTCATTTCTTCTTTTTCTTCTTGAGGGTTAATAGGCTTCTTATCCGGCGGCGGACAGTCAGGTAGCGGGGATGGCTTTTTTCGGCCAGCGCCTTCATCAGTCCGTGTTCCCCGTACCGGGCATTCAGGCGGAAGGTCATCCATATGGTCAGCGAACCGGAGAAGGCCCCGAACGTGAGGCAGACCCACTGGCTGACACCGGCCATATAGAGGATGACCACCACCAGAAAGACCGATACAAGACCGCCGGCAAAAATGAACAGGTACTGTGACTTCAGTCCCTTGAACTCAATCGGGCGTCCGGCGCCCTTGTTGATGCGGTACTCCATGGATTAAAGGAAGAATGAGCGGAGAATGGTGGCTGCCACAATCAGGAAGATGCAGGCGAAGAACCAGCTCGCCGCCGTCTTGGACGTATCCGGATCACCGCTGCTGAACTTGCCGTAGGTCTTGATGCCGCCCACCAGACCGAGAACGGCACCGATGGCATAGCAGAGCTTGGTGGCGGGGTCGAAATACGAAGTCATGAGGCTGGTGGCCTCGTTGATGCCGGCCAGACCCTGGCCCTGTGCAAAAAGACCGGCTGTGAACAGCACGCTGAATACGGATAAGAGGATTCTTTTTCTCATGGTAGAATCGTTTTTGAGGTTTGACATAAATTTGATTTCGGTGACAAATATATCAGTAAAGGAAAGCGGTTGGACAGGTGTGTCATTAGATGGCACCGGATGGCATCAGATGGCGCATGGTCAGATATATTTCCGCCATCCGTCCGCAGGGTTTTCGTTTTCTTTCGGGGGAAGCGGCTTGGGATTTCCGTCTTCATCCAGATACCTGTCCAGAAGTTCGTCCACCATTTTTGCGTTTTCCGCATTGGACGTGAAAATGTCAATCAGGTTGCTCTGCTGGATGGAGAATACAATACGGGCTGCCTGCAGGGCCTTTTCCTCACCGACCTCTCCCTTGCGGGCCAGGTATTCCCCCAGCGTTTCCATATCCCTGCTCGAAAGGACCGGCGAAACGGATTCCACATCGGGGTTCCCGGCATCCAGCTCTTCCTGCTCTTGCTGCAGGAGTTTCATCTTTTCAAGGGCAAGATTGCATTCTACCTCTTCCTGTTCCACATTCTCCTCTTCCCCGATGAAGTTCTTTTCAAGGGGCTGGCTCATGAAAGGGGCAGCCGTCTTGCCGGCATTCTCGTCCAGGTAGACGTAACGGGTGCTTCCCATCACCTCATCCTCAGAAGCTACAGCCCCCGTTCCGGAGGCTTCCGGCTTTTCTTTTTTCACGGGTGGCTTTCCATAAAGCAAGGTGCAGACGGTTTCGATACGTGTCCGCCAGCAATACACGCTGTACAGCAGATAAACGATGCATACAATCCGGACACACAGGTATATCAGTTCTTCCATATCAGAATGATTTTTGGGTATTGCGACGAAATAGCTCGTCAAGTTCTTCACTATAAGTATCCAGATGATGCGTCAGCACATTGTCCAGAAAAGCGGGTATAGTCATATCTGCATTAAAAATGGGAAGTGCACGGGCCAATCTTTGATAGATTTCGTAACTGATATAGGTCTGCCGCTTTTGGACAGTTTTTTTTCGTTCCAAAAACTGCGTCCGATACAGGTCCAGCCTTTCATCCATATTCGGGTCGCTGTGTACCGCTTTGCGTAACTTCTTCTGCTCACGTTTTTCCACCTCTTGCACTTCATTTTCTGATTCTCTGGAAGGTAGATTTTCAATGCTGCCTGTCTCTGGTTTGGCACATGAGATGGACTCACTGGCCATCATGTCCTTCAGGGCATCTTCATTCACCTTGAATATTTCTCTTTTCTTTGCCATAGTTTTTATCCGGGAAAAATGATACGTTCCATTTCCTGCGCAAATGCTTCCAGTCTGCTGTCTTTTAGGAGAATTTCAGAAGGAGGAAGCAAGGTGCAGCGGAAATGCTGTCTGGACAAGGGAGTCATCTCCTTGTTAAATCGCTCAAGGTCAGGAAGCACGGTATCGAACACCTTCAATCCCATACGAGATATGATGGTATTGTACATCACAAAGAGTTCCTTGGACGTACGGCTGTCCATGCGGTTCCAGAACAGACGTATGTCTTTCAAGGGAGCATTCGGATGCTGGCCAATGAAATCCTGCACGGTCGAAACAAAGGAAAGACTGCTCTGCATGACCATCCGGTCTTTCACGATGGGGGTGAAAATAAAATCCATGTTCATGACGGACTCGAACACTCCACGGGAATTGACCGTACCGGGAAGGTCGAAGAATATCAGGTCATAATCTCCTTCCAGCCTGCCGGGAATCTTTGCGGCCTCTTCCGGAGTAGAAGTGACTATCGGATAGGCCTTGCGAGTGCTGTTCTCAAACTGGCGGCAGAAAAGCCGCTGGTGATACTCGCTCTTTTCCAGGTTCTTCAAATCCCTTCCCCGTAGTTTGTCCAGGCTAAACTGGGGATAGTCACAGTCAACAACTGCAACATTCAACCCTTTTACATAATTGAAATAACTGGCAAGTACTATCGTTACCGTGGACTTGCCCACACCGCCTTTCTGGTTACTGAAGGCGACAAGAATCGGACGTTTGTTCATTCCTTTTCGTTTTTGGGGTTAATATTCACTTTCTCTCTTTTTGTTACTCCACATGTACTACCCGGTAATCTCGTATAGAACCATGAAGCAAACACATTCAAAATCCTCCATGTATTGCATGGTTGCATCAATATATGATTGCAATACGGTGTCATTGCATGGATGAATCGATATACGATTGCAATACGACGTCATTGCATGGATGAATCAATATATGATTGCAATACGATGTCATTGCATGGATGCATCGATATACGATTGCAATACGACGTCATTGCATGGATGAATCAATATATGATTGCAATACGACGTCATTGCATGGATGCATCGATATACGATTGCAATACGATGTCATTGCATGGATACATCGATATAAGGTTGCAATACGATGTCATTGCATGGATGCATGATTATGTTATTGCAATCTAAAATCTGCGTCAAAAATAAGGTCTTTCAAGCGGTTTGGATGCGATACTCCATCCTTGTGGCATCAGACAGCATCAGATGTCATCAAATGTCGCACAACAGCATGTTTTACAGATGGATATGTCGGTGTAATTTTGCAAAGTCAGAACCGAGAAACGGCAGGAAAGATGCTCCAACGGACCACAGCACGCCGCAAGCGTCGCGCAGCAATCCGCCGGAGGTGGATTCTCTGTTCAAGCGAACAGAGCAAGTTGTGTCTTTGTCCGACAGAAAGTATTCTGCCCGACAAAGACCAACTTGCCCTCCCTCACGGTCGGGGGATTTTCCTCCAAAGTCGGAAAATCTGACAGAGAATGCAAAACAACCCAAATGAAGCAAAGTATGGAGAAAAAGCAAGGGACAAGAACAGGCCGGAAACCGAAGACGGATCCGGCGGATTACAAGTACAGCTTCCGTCTGAATGCGGAAGAGAATGGAAGGTTCGAGAGGCTGTTCCTGGAGTCGGGAGCCAGGGACCGCACGGTCTTCATCAAGAAGTCGCTCTTTTCAGGGCAACTCAAGGTGATCAAGGTAGACAAGGTATCCATGGACTATTACATCCGACTCGGGGAATTCCACCGCCAGTTTCAGGCTGTAGGAAACAACTACAACCAGGTTGTAAGGGCCGTACAGAAGAACTTCGGAGAGCAAAGGGCACGGTCCCTGCTCTACAGGCTCGAAAAGGCAACGCTGGAACTCATCCTGCTCAGCAAGCAGATCATGTCATTGACCCGGGAATACGAAGAGAAATGGTTGCCAAGATAAGTCATGGGGCCAGCCTTTACGGGGCACTGGCCTACAATCACGAAAAGGTTCTCAAAGGTTCGGCGGAAATCCTGTCGGGACACCGGATGATTTCCGACCGGCCAGGCCTGCCGAGCGAAGACCTTCGGCTGGTGCTCCTTTCATTCGAGAACCATCTGATAGCAAACCGCCGAACCGAAAAGCCCGTCCTGCACGTTTCGCTCAGTCCGGCACCGGAAGACAGGCTGGACAATGCCCGGTTGATGGAACTGGCCGAAAAATACATGGACAAGATGGGGTACGGACAGCAGCCGTTTATCGTGTACAGGCACAACGATACCTGCAACACACACGTGCATATCGTCAGTGTCTGCATTGATGATGACGGCAGGAAAATCAAGGATTCCTATGAGCACCGACGCTCGATGGCTGCCTGCCGGGAACTGGAACAGGAATTCGGGTTGCGTAACGGGGCGGATACGGAAAGACAGAATCCGAAAGCGGAACTGAAAAAGGTGGATGTATCCAAGGGGGATGTACGTCACCAGATTGGCAACACCTTAAAGGCGGTTTTGGAAAGTTACCGTTTCCAGACTTTCGGTGAATATGCTGCCTTGCTTTCCACACTGAATATAGAAGCGAGACAGGTGCGCGGCGAATATAAAGAAACAGCGTACACGGGAATCATCTATTCGGCAACCGATGACAGGGGAAAAGTGGTCAGCCCACCTGTAAAAAGTGCCCGGTTCGGCAAACGGTTCGGAGATGCCGGCTTGTCCGAACGGATGATGCGGCATGTCCGGGATTTCAAGGAAGGCAAATGGGGACCGGCCATAGCCGGCAAAGTCGTCCGTGCGATGCGGGATGCCAGGTCTGAACAGGAGTTCAAGGAATTGTTGAAACAGGGACAATTGGATGTGGTATTCCGGAAAAACGACTCAGGACGCATCTATGGCGTTACTTTCATGGACCATGACAGACGCGAAGTGTTCAACGGTTCACGGATGGGAAAAGAATTTTCTGCCAATGTATTCAACGACCTGGCCAAATGGTGGGATGGTATTCCCCGGCAAGAAAAAGAGTCATTCAGCGGACCGGAGCTTTGGAAACAATACGGTCACTCTGTGGAGGATGGCAGTGCGCTTGAACAGGCGGCAGGCATCTTCTCTATGGATACCAATCCGGCCGTCGATTACGAGGAAGAAGCGTTCCGCCGTCGCATGAAACGCAAAAAGAAACCGCAGAAACGCAAGTCGCGCGGCATCTGACACAATCATTATCAACCCGGGGGACCCTGTTCCCCTCAAATGCTACTTTACTATGCAACAGGAAGACGATTTGAGAGCCCTGGCCAAAATCATGGAATTCGGCAGGGCTGTCAGTATTTTCATTTTGGTAGTCCACGTCTATGTGTACTGCTACCCGAGCATGACTGCCTGGCATCTGAACCTGGATGTCATCGACCGGATACTCATGAACTTTGACCGGACAACCGGCATATTCGGCTGCATCCTTTGGACCAAGCTCCTGTCCGTGCTTCTGCTGGCCATTTCCTGCGTGGGCACCATCGGCGTGAAAGGGGAAACGATTACCTGGCAACGTATCTGGATGGTCATGACAATGGGGGCAGTTCTCTTCTTCATGAACTGGTGGCTGCTGGATTTGCCTTTTCCGCACGAGGCGGTCACCTCCCTGTATGTGGTGACGCTGGCAGCAGGCTATCTTTGCCTGCTCATGGTCGGTCTGTGGATCAGCCGCCTTTACCGGCATAACCTGATGGAGGATGTGTTCAACATGGAAAATGAATCCTTCATGCAGGAGACAAGGCTGATGGAGAATGAGTATTCCGTCAACCTGCCTACCCGGTTCCAGTATGGCGGCAAGTTCAATGACGGATGGATCAATGTGGTGAACCCGTTCCGTGCCACCATCGTATTGGGAACGCCGGGGTCCGGCAAATCCTACGCAGTGGTGAATAACTATATCAAACAGATGATTTCCAAAGGTTATAGCACCTATATCTATGATTACAAATTCGATGACCTCTCCACCATTGCCTACAACACCTTGTTGCACAACATGGACAAATACAAGGTGAAGCCCCATTTCTACGTCATCAATTTTGATGATCCGCACCGCTCACACCGCTGCAATCCCATCAATCCGGAGTTCATGACAGACATCTCCGATGCCTACGAAGCAAGCTATACCATTATGTTAAATTTGAACAAAACCTGGGTGTGACCTGTAAAGTCACGTAATTGATTGTTAGACAGTGATATTAATTGCATGATTTAACCCGCTGTTCCGTCAGCGGTAGCCTACTATAAGGTGCATCTCCAGTGATGGGTTGTGCCAAGCTTATAGGACAAAGTACACTTTCCGAAAGGACAAGACTGAACCGTGAGGGAACGTCAAGGGCGGTTAGTATCATACCGTCGAGTGGCGAGGCTGGATAGCATGGTTAACGTAATGTGAACTGACTTTAGCCGTCGTAAGGTTTGAAGGAGCGCAAGATACTTTAGCTCTCACCAAAAGGTAAGCAGTCGGATAACCCTTGCCCATGTTGGGGTTACACGGACACAGCACTGCCGGCGGACTTGGCAGAACCTAAACTATCCGTTTGTCAATTACGTGGAACAGGGCAAGCCTGTATCTCTCTCGTAAGAATGCGAGTAAGCGAACCGCAAGGCAAGCCGAATGGGGTGCAGGTATGAGATAACGGAAAAAGCGAATGCCGCCCTGTAATGGGGAGGATACGGATTGAGCCAACATCACGAGTTAATGAAGGTAACATCATCCGACACGAAAGTGGGCAGACTTCCGTATATGGTAACTCTTTACAAGATAACTTTTAGAACTTTCAAAAGGAGGAAAGCAAATGAACGAAACTAAAACATCGTGTGCGCCTGCTGATAGTAGGAATCTAACTTGGGACGGCATGGACTGGTCCAAGTGTGAAGCCTATGTCCGAAAGCTACAAGCGCGTATTGTAAAGGCTCAAAAGGAAGGCAGACATAACAAGGTGAAAGCCTTGCAGTGGATGCTGACCCACTCTTTTTACGCCAAGGCATTGGCGGTAAAGAGGGTTACTTCCAACAAAGGGAAGAAAACGTCTGGAGTAGATAAACAGCTTTGGGACTCTCCCAAGCGCAAGTACAAAGCAATCAGTGAACTGAAACGCCGTGGCTACAATCCGCAGCCACTCCGTAGGGTTCACATCAAGAAAAAGAACGGTAAACTCCGACCGTTGGGAATACCGACAATGAAAGACAGGGCGATGCAGGCATTATATCTCATGGCATTGGAACCGATAGCCGAAACGACAGGCGACCGCTTTTCTTATGGTTTCCGCAAGAAACGCAGGACAATGGACGCTATCCGTCAGATTGATACGGTTCTAAACCGCCAGCATTCCCCCGAATGGATTTTGGAGGGAGACATTAAAGGCTGCTTCGACCATATCAGCCACGACTGGCTTCTTAATCATATCCCTATGGATAAGACGATACTCAGAAAATGGCTGAAATGTGGAGCTGTATTCAATGGCAAACTATTCCCGACAGAAGAGGGTACACCACAAGGAGGTATCATATCACCGACACTTGCAA